GCCAAGACACTCAACCCATCCACACCGACTGCACCGGGTCTCGAACCCGGACCGGTTCCTCCAGCACCTGTAACCACTGGGCCAGCCACCTCGTGCCCGTGTGGCAAACATCTTGAGCGCGGTCAGTGTGTAAACGACCCAGCGGGTGGCCCGGGGCTGCCAGGCGTGGCGTGGTGCGAAAGAGGGTGGGAACTCGCACCTGATAACGTTACGTGCTATCTTATACAGGGACAGGGACAAACAAAACGGGCATATATTTCGTGTTAATTAAAAAGCAAATTTGGTATTGTCTGGGATCTTGTTGCCGTAGGTGCTCGTGCTCACGGGTGCTGGCAATGGCACTGGATTTTGCGAAATGTCTTTAATATACATAAGCTGCTGCAGAACGCCAGTTGAGATGGTCTGGGTGGCTTCCTGTACGACCCGCTTGTTCATGTTGGCCACCTGGCCGCGGACATCGACATACGGATCGGCCATGAGATTTACGTAGACGCGCTTCATGAGCGCCTGAAGATCAGCGTCATTTTGCTTTTCAATTGTGTAACCCGTTTTTGACTGGATAGACTGGATGATATCGCTGTGGATGGTTTCCCGATTGAAATCGGAAAAGAAGGCATCGCTCAGGGGAGTGGGGAGATACCGAGTACTCATTTATATCTACATAGTTAAAAATTCACTCGAACCGGACACGCGCCTTGAAACGCCCCTGAGGTGATGATATGACCACATCCTCTTGCATGTCAGGGAAAGGGCCGTTCAAGTAGCCGTTCGTCCCCCAGGTCACCGGTGAGATGCGGTGCACTCCGACACCTCCCGCACAGTAGAGCATATGGCCACGATAATCAGTGATAATATTGATAGGTCCCGCGAAGATATCGGTAATAGGCGGCGTTTGATCTTGTTTGAGAATGTTCTCAATGTTTTCGCTCTCGGTAGCGTTGGGTGCGGGGGCCAAAGCGCCCTGCTCCAAAGGGTCGATAGGAACGGCAGACAGGACGGTGAACTTCATTTTGGTTTATTGAATAGGTCCTCTCCACTTTAACTCAACTTTCCAGCCTCGCCCGTACGGGTTAAAAAAAACGAGCGCCTGTTTATAAATGAAGGTCATCAAGAGGTCTGGAGATGAGACACCTATGTTGTTCGACAAAGTCACAAACAGAATTCAGAAACTGTGTACCGGACTGACGGTCCATGCAGATAAGGTTGCCCAGAAGGTCTTCACGAATATGTACGACGGAATTAAGACGTCCGAAATTGATGAAATCAGTGCTGACGTGGCTGTCCATATGATGACTGAGCATCCAGACTACGAGACGCTCGCTGCACGAATTCTAGTTTCAAATATGCACAAGATTTCTCCAAAGACTTTCAGTGATGCGATGGTGATCAACCATCAGAATGGCCGGGTGTCTGATGAGTTCATGAAGTGTGTTGCGCTCGAGCTTGATGGAGTAATTGACCGTGAGCGTGACTACGGCTTTGGATATTTTGGGCTCAAGACTTTGCAGAAGATGTATCTGAACGTGGGTGAGACCCCCCAGTACATGTTTATGCGTGTAGCTATCGGTATCCACGGTGATAACCTGCCACTTGTCAAGGAAACCTATGACCTGATGTCAAACCGTTATTTCATTCATGCTACTCCGACCCTGTTCAATGCCGGTTCAAAAAGCCCCCAGATGTCAAGCTGTTTCTTGCTTGATATGAAAAAAGATAGCATCGAGGGAATTTATGAGACTATGAACCGTTGCGCTCAGATTTCAAAGTGGTCGGGTGGAATTGGGCTGTCAGTCAGCAAGGTGCGCGCCAAGGGGTCGCGGATCGTGGGTACGAACGGCCAGTCGGACGGCATCATCCCTATGTTGCGTGTATTTAACGCTACTGCCCGGTACGTCAACCAGGGTGGGCGGCGCAAGGGGTCTATTGCAGTATACCTCGAGCCATGGCATGCTGACATCATGGACTTTCTCGAGCTGCGCCTCAACCAGGGCGACGAGGAGGCGCGCTGCCGTGACTTATTCACCGCCCTCTGGATCCCTGACGCATTCATGAAGGCTGTAGAGAGTGACACTGACTGGCACCTGATGTGCCCTAACGAGTGTCCTGACCTCACTGAACTTCACGGTGCCAAGTTCGACGAGGCTTACGCCAAGTATGTGAGTGAAGGCAAATTTCGCAAGGTGGTCAAGGCGCGCGATATTTGGGACGCCATCCTCAAATCACAGGTCGAGACCGGTACCCCGTACATGTGCTACAAGGACGCTTGCAACGCCAAGTCTAACCAGAAAAACCTTGGCACAATTAAGTCTTCTAATTTGTGTACGGAAATCGTAGAGTTTACAGATGCTGAAGAGGTGGCCGTGTGCAACCTGGCGTCCCTGAGCCTTCCGGCATTTGTGAAGGATGGCAAGTTTTTCGACTTTCAGAAACTTCACGAAGTTACCCGAGTTGTCACGCGCAACCTGAACCGCGTCATCGACAAGAACTTTTACCCCATTCCAGAGGCTGAGAGATCAAACAAGCGCCATCGCCCAATTGCCATCGGTGTTCAGGGTCTGGCTGACGTGTTCATGATGATGGGCTTGGCGTTCGACGACCCACAGGCGCGCGGGGTGAACAAGGGTATCTTCGAATGTATTTATCACGCGGCTCTTATGGAATCGTGTGAGCTGGCCAAGACTGAGGGCCCTTACGAGACGTTCCAGGGGTCTCCGGCATCCGAGGGTATCTTGCAGCACGACATGTGGGGTCACAGTGTTGGGGTGGATTTCTGGGCAGATTTGCGAGAGGACATCAAAAAGTACGGCCTGCGTAATTCACTGCTGGTAGGCCCGATGCCGACGGCGAGTACGGCTCAGATCCTCGGAAACAACGAGGCATTTGAGCCTTACACTACAAACCTGTATCTGCGGCGTACCCTCGCGGGCGAGTTTGTCATGATCAACAAGCACCTTGTGAAAGATCTGCACGCACTTGGGGTCTGGTCACCTGAATTGAAAAATCAAATTGTAAAGGATGGTGGCAGTGTGCAAAACCTGGAAATTCCAGAGGCACTTCGCAAGGTGTATCGTACAGTATGGGAAATTCCGCAAAAGTCAATTATTGAAATGGCGGCGGATCGCGGGGCTTTCATTTGTCAGTCTCAGTCTCTGAACATTTTCATGGAGAACCCTACACTTGCAAAGCTCAGTTCGATGCATATGTACGGCTGGAAGAAGGGGCTCAAGACGGGCATGTACTATTTGAGGACGCGAGCAAAGGCCAAGCCAATTCAGGTGACGGTGCCCGTAGACCAAGCAGCCGCGGCGTGTCGGCGCGACAACCCTGAAAGCTGTATGATGTGCTCAGGATAAATATTAACAGATAATATTAATGAGTGTTCCTGCACCAACACCACCCAGCCCGGTGGCTGCACCTACGGCATCATCAACACCAGTCGCAACGGCATGGGGGCCCAAGGCGGCGTCCGTCATAGGGCCAATTACGATTAAATCATCGACGGGTAAATACATGTTTTTTGATACAGTAGATCAGCAAGCTATCGCAACTACATTTGACGTGTCGCTCAGTGACACCCCTCAACTCTTTTTATTTGGTTCCACGATATCAAATATACAGAAATTTCCAAATAACGTTGGTGTACCGGTACTGGGACCACTATTTCCGGCGTACGTTCAGACCGACGGTTCTTTATGGTCTTACGCAAGTTCAGGATACAATACAACGACAGGCGCAAACACAACAGGCGAAAAGCACATGATACTCGCTCCATTTACACAATCGTCCAAAAATTGGAACACGCCTTATTCACAGTCATTTGGCTGGAACTTTTGGGCAAATGCGGATGGCACCTATAAAATTCAAAATCAGGTGGCCGGATACACATCTATTAGCACTGACGGAACCAAGGTCCTCCTAGGAGGACCTAATATTGAGAGTTGGACTATTGAATATGTGAGCTACCCGCCACCGCCACCACCAGAACCATCACCTTTATCAGCTCCCAGTCCAGCCAGTGATGACATGATGTGGATATGGATCGGAGCGGGCATAGGTATTCTATTCTTGTTCATAATTCTCATCGTAGTCATAATGTCATCTAAAAAATCCAGACCAAGAGGTAAATAATTTCATAATCTAATATAATGAAGGAACTGTATACAGTCGAGGCTGACGACGGTACCACTATACAGGCTGGAGGAGAATTTACTATACAGTCAGTGCATTCGAACAAGTACATGTATTGTGACTTGGCGAAAGGTAGCAAAATTGTCCTGTCAGATAAACCATCTTATTTCAAGTTTCAAAAGGGTGGTGACGGGTTTAATTCTGCAGAAAATTGGGGAGCTATCGTGTTTAACAGAAGTCCAATGTCTCCCACGGCCGTTGAACTCTATAAACTGAGAATAGAGGAGAACACAAATCCAACTGCAAATGTGATAGCGGTACAGGAGGGCACCCCCACATGGAGAAAGGGGACAGGTGCGTTTATGTTTTATAGAAATTCTGACGGATCCCATAGAATTGCAAGCCCCGAAATAGGTCTTTCTGGTACGCCTACTATATTTATAGGTATCGATCGTGATACGTATTCGACAATTTCAACAACAATTGCAGCAGGTGTTCAGCCTGAAAACTGGATAATCACATATACTGGTAAACAGGCTATCAGTGCAACTGTATCTCCACCTACTATTATATCAGGCAGTGTGCTCACTCTTCCACCTATTGACGCCGGTGGTATCCTTGGTAACTCAACTCCTTCACCCTATAAAGACGCGCAATGGTTCGAAACTAGAAACAATGCGCCTACTGCGTTGACATTCGCGCCTGGTGCCGTCCCTCCGATGTTCACGCCACCAACGACCACTTCACCGGACACACCGGCCGCAGATAATTCAATGTGGATATGGATTGGCGTCGGTGCAGGAGTTTTCTTTCTTTTAATACTTCTTTTTATGCTCCTTAAAAAGAAACCGGCACAACCAATTAAGAGATGATAACTCAAAGAATAATTCGTCATATGGACATGGATACCCGCAGGGCTTACGGATTTTTGCCAGGTAAGCTCGACACGGACAGATGCCGAACTCTAGGTAATTTCATTAGATCTCATGATGGAGTAATTTATGATACAAAAACACAGACGCTCTATAATTTTCGCAACTTTCCAACATGCTGGACGATACATAGACCAATTGAGTTAAGTAGAGTGGTGCCCGAACAGCCCGACAGTTCAGATTGGTGTATGTCCATTTTCAATCTTGAAGAGAAGAGTTTCGATACTGAAATATTCCACGAAGGAGGTGGATATCAGTTTATCCCGAATATTAATAAACCGTGGGTAACGGAATTAAAGGTACTTCTAAAATAAGAAATATGAAGGTTAAAATACCTCAGGCACTGCGAGAGCGGGTGTGGTTGTCGTGGTGCGGCGACCGCCTTTTCAAGCACAAGTGCTTGGTGACATGGTGTGAAAATATTATGACCCCCTTTCAATTCGAGGTCGGTCATAATATCCCTGAAAGTAAAGGAGGCGAGACTGACTTGTCTAATCTGCGCCCTATTTGCTCTAAATGTAACAGATCTATGGGTGACGAATACACTATCGACGAGTTTTCAAAACTGTCGCGACCAAACCCGCGTCTGTTCGAGTGTTTTAGGTACTCGGCATCTGACGAAGTCTAGTCTCGATTGAAGTAATCTGGCGATTAATTGCGTTGCGCTGTGCAGTCAGGGCAGTTATCTGCTGCTGCATCAGGCTACGCAGGTTGGTTCTGGCGGCGGTCAGGGAAGGCGTGCGGCGCCGGGGAGCCAAGGGGGGCTTGGACGCGGTTGGCCGGGGTGTCGGGGTCAGTTTGCGCACCTGCGTCAGTAGTTCCCCGAGTTGAGCACGCTGTGCGGCGTTAACCTGCTTGAGATTTTCAAGAGCCTCCTTGTAGTTCTTAATGAACTTTTGACGAACTTTATATTCATTAGCAGCGGTCTTAGTCGAGTTATAATTTTTACGGGCCTGACGAATAATAGATGCGATCCGTGCCTGATTTGAAGCACGTCCGAGCCTTGTATGGAAACCATGCAAACCATTTTTAGCCGAAAGTATCTTTACTATTTCGCTATTGTTCATATAAAAAGGTCATACATTTTATTCTAAATGCCCTTGTGGTCTGAGATTAATAAAGAGCTAATTGAAGTTGGAACTGGACAGAGGGTCAAGTTCTCTTATCAAAATGGCGCGCCTCTGCGGTTCCAGGTTCCGCGCGGCTTGACGCGCTACGGAATTGGATCATATAAAAGTCTGACGGTGGATACATTGAACAATAACGAATTCACCGAGTGGTACAGACGGCTCGAAAAAACTTTGTGCCCTCTCGAGCCTTTTAAATCTAATATGTCAGAATATGGTCTCAGAATTAAGATTGATGACCGGACACTGTTGTTTGATAACGCGGGTGCGTATATTCCTACTGACATGTGTGAAGGGACGCTTCGCGGGGAGGAGGTGACCTGTATTGTGGATCTTGATGGGTATTATTTTTATAATGGGAATTACGGAATAACATGTAGGGCCTATCAAATCAAGACGCATGGCGGCGCGGCAGAGCCTGAACAGCCTCAAGTAGAATTTAGTGAGTGCGCTTTTTTGGCGACCGACGCTTAATTCCAAAAATTTTGCGCAGGTTTGCTAGTAGGGTTTTAGTGGGCGCACTGACCGAGCGCGACCGGCTGCGGCTACGCGACCGGCTACGGGACTTGGCTGGCATTTAGTATCTACTTAGAATAAATTTGCTTAGCACGGGTGTACAGCTCGGAACCCTTGGTCACAAGGGTGAATTCACCCTTCTTTATGCCCAGGGACTTCTTGGCCTTCTTCACAGCCTCGATCCATGGGTTCTTCTTCTCAGCCTTGGACTTGTCCTTGGACACAATCTCGCCCTTAGAATACTTGAGGTCCTTCTTGGTGAGGCCACCGGAGGTGTGGTGGGCGGTGCCGCTCATCACCTGTGCACGGGATCCAACGGCCTGGGTAGCAGTCATTTTATTATGAGGCGGGATTTTAATTTTGAAAATGAAAATGAAATTACACGCGGAATATCTTCGCCAGCGCCTGGATAGTAACCTTGGTTTTACCCTCTGGAATTTGCTTGGTGAGGCGCTCGTCGTTCAGTACTTGCGCGCAGATCGCCGACTTGTGACCCTGCAGCTGGATGATGCTTTGCTCTACGCTCGGAAGCTCTTCCTCGCCAACATAGAACAACTTGCGCACCACCACTTTGCGCACCTGCCCAGTACGATGCGCGCGGCCAATAGCCTGCAGCTCAGTAGCTGGGTTCCAGGCAGGTGTGGTAATGTATACGCGAGTAGCCTCCTGCAAATTAAGGCCGACACCTCCCGCCTTGATCTGTATGATAAATACCGCCCCACCTGGAGATTTCTTGAAGGCTGCGATGCGCTCTTCGCGCTGATCTTTTGACACCGAACCGTCTATCCGAAAAGTCGGGATGGCTGCGTCATGCAGCAGCTCTTGGATCCGGTCCATTTCTCCCATAAATTGGGTGAACACCAGTGACTTCTCGCCCTTGTGGCTTGTGATCAAACTCATCAGAGTTTCCATTTTACGGCTGCGGCCTGTCCAGAGCTCTGGGTCCGTATCTTCCTTGACCGCAATTCCGTCAAGGTAAAGCTGCGGCCAAGTGCTGACCTGGCGCACCCGAAGCAGCGCCTCAAGGACCTCCATCTGATGCGCGCCGCGGTTCTCGGCCGCCAGAGCGTTCGACACCACATCTTGCCCGCGCCGGAAGACATTATCGTACAGATCCTTCTCCTCAGGGTACATGTCAAGTTCGATGTTTTCGAAATCGCACGGCGGCAATTCGAGGCGCTTGTTATGCTGCGCCACGTCAGCCTTGGTGCGGCGCAGCACGTACTTCTGTTGAATTAAGGTGCAAGAGCATTGCACCTCAATTCTCGACATACCCATGAAAGCACACAGGGCCACAAAATCCTTGATGGAATTGAAGACCGGTGTACCTGACACCACCCAGCGCACACGCGTCACTAGGGCACGGCAGGCGATATGCGTCTTGCTTTTCTGGTTGCGAATTTCGTGACCTTCATCCAATATCACGCGGTCCCACCGAACCCCCAAAAGAGGGCACGCGTCCTGCCCCTTGCGCTGCATCATGACTGAATAAGGTGCGATAGTAATGTCAGCCTGTGCTAGTTCGCGCTTGGGCCCGTCAAATGTGTGGACTGAAAAGTGAGGAGCGAACTTCTGGATTTCGTCACGCCACTGCGACACAATAGACTTGGGCACAATTACAAGTGTCTTGCGAAACTGCGTGTTAACACACATTGTCGCCAACAGTTGTACAGTTTTGCCAAGTCCCATTTCGTCACAGAGAAAGCCACCAGGGTAGTCCGGGGCATTCTCACGCGCCACTAGCCAGCGGACGCCCTCGTGCTGGTAAGGGGAGATGAGGCGGGTCTTGAGCATTTTTGCGTTACTCTACCATCCAGAGCGGACTTGACCCGGGCACACAACCAACTTTTTCCTCACCACCTAGTAGAGGATGGCGACAGCCAATTCAATTGTTAAATTGTTTACGGGTCTTAAAAAAACTGGTATGAACACGTCACAAATTGCAACTCAAATAAGTGAACTGTTCAGGACCAACAGAAAAATTTATGGCCGTTTAACACCTGGTCAGGAGAGGGTTTTCACTCAGCTTGTTCAAGAAAATCCTCAATTTATAAATAGAATTGGTAATCCAGAAAGTAGACGCAGAATTGCATCTGGTTTTCAGATGCCGAATAGAGGAAGAAATATCAGGTTTCAGCTTCCCAGATTTCAGATGCCGAATAGAGGAAGAAATATCAGGTTCAGAGCGCGTGAAAGACCGCCTCCTCCACAGCCACCAAACACTCCCGTAATGGGATATCCTGTATTACCCCCTATTATTCAAGCGGTTGTTAGACCACCAAATAATATTATGCCGAAGCCCAAGCCTGCAAATAACGTAGCCCCCCCTCCACCGCCCAAAAACAACGGGCCACCCCCTCCACCGCCCAAAAACAACGGAGGCCCTAAGCCACCCGCACCGCTGCCGATACCACCAAAAAATGTTGGTAAAAAGCAAATGGAAAATATCATCAGGGAGCAATTAAATAAATTGCGCAATGCAACCCTGACAGAAAAGGGAAGGGGATATGGCCGGCTATTAATCAATTTGCCAATTAACCACCCAATGCGTACTAATATTAAGACGCGTATTCTCGAAGAGGTTCGCAGGGCGGAGCGCATGAGACCCACCATTAACGCCGCCCGTCTTCTTCAGAATTTAAAAACCAATTTAGGGCCTATTAAAAATAAGAATATCACTAACAGAATTAATTTGGCACTCAAGAGACTTGAAGAAAACGCCAGATATACACGCCGCCCCGCTTGGTCTCCAATGAACATGTTTGGTCGCCGGCGAAATAATTACGGGCCTCGTTTCTTGCCCCCACAGCTTTCTAGAATGTTTGGATATCCGGAGCCCCCACGCGCACCAAGAAATCTAGGCATCAATCCATTCCCGCCACCGCCCGCACCACCCGCACCACCCCTGCCCCCGCGTGTACTCGCCAGAAATTTCAATGCACTCCCACCTGCACAGAAGAATGCAGTTCAGCAGGCAGGTGGCATCAATACCTCTCTTCAAATAATACGCAACGGAGGTGGGACGCGTGAGGTAGCCAAGGCTGCCGAGGCTCTGAACGAATTCCCTAACGCAAAACAGGCTATGGAAATTAAGAATGTCAAACCGGCGGCGATTGCGGCCGTCAAGGCGATCGGCACACCTACCAAGGCTATGAATGTTGTTAATGCTGTAACGAACATGAACGCGAACGTGAACGTACGCGTGTCTCCAATGCCAGTGAATAAAAAGGCGCCTCAACCAATCCGTGTCAAACTTATGAAGGAAATTATTAAGCGTCTGACCAAGGAGGAGATTATTCAGTTGGTGGGTGAAAGTGCCCTTGGCAACAAGAAAGCCAATTCGAAAAATGAATTGGTAAAGAACTTCACCAAGTTTGTCCGCCGGCAGCCCAAAAAAAAGCGTTCTGTGGCCGGGTCTAACAACGGAGGTAAGGTATAGACAGTATGAAATGGATACCTTCGACTACATCGTGAAGCTCAACGAAGTCCGCGGCAAGTTCACGGGGCGTGTGGACAAGCCTGAGCCGTCATGGGTACGGATCACCACCATCACTATGATTTCCAAATTCAATTCGGAAATTGACATCGCCAAGTTTCGCGAGGTCTTTTCCACAAAAGGGCCTATTCGCATCCGCCCCAAGAATTCCAACTTTTCTGGTTTCGTCTGGTCTATGATGCCGACTGCTTTTTATAACCAGGTGACCATTGGGTACGCAGACGCCTACTCGCGTAAGAGTATCAAGCTCTTTCCGAACGGTTCTATTCAGGTGGCTGGTTGCTCTAACTTGTACGACTGCAAGCGAATTCTGCACCAGTTGACCCTTATTGTCAAGGACACACTGGGCATCGAGGAGCTTGAGGCGAACCCGCCGCAGATCAGCATGATCAACACCAATTTTTCACTGAACACAAGCGTGAACCTGCACAAGGTGATCCATGTTTTGAAGCAGGCTGATTTCAAGATAACCGGTGCCTGTCGGCAGGGTCATCCAGTGCCGCCGCCCCAGGGGTTCAAGGTGACGTACGACCCAGACCGCTACTCGGCGGTCAAGGTCAAGTTCACTCCAGGTCCAGAAATGAAGCAGGTGACCGCGAGCATCTTCAAGACGGGCAAGATCATTGTGACAGGTGCTCAGCAGCTGAGCGAGATTGTGGCGGCGTACGACCTGCTCAACCAGCACATCACCAAGGACACCTTTATTGAGAACGTGGAGAAGCCAGAGCTGTTCGACACCATCATGGGGGCCAAGTTTGTGGATTGGGTCCAGCAAATAAAATTGCGTGCCTAATATAAATGTCTCAGCGCATTGGCATGGCCGACGGGCGCTGCATTACTGACTTCAACTCTAGCCGTATTATGAATGACTTTGTAATTAGACAGGCTGGTATTGCTTACCAGGACAATTATTCGTACCGCATGTTCCTTCAGTCCAAGGGCCCCGATGCCCTGTCCCTCCCCCTCCGTGACGCGGCGTGCGGCTCAGGACCCGCATTCTCCCCACTAGTTGAAAAACAATAGATAGAAAGAATAGTCGCTTAAAACTTAAGAATGCCCCGTATCGTGATCGATGGTAACATAGGGGCAGGAAAAACAACTCAGCTTGATTTACTGGAAGCCAAGGGGTGGAAGGTACGTCGAGAGCCCATCGATAAATGGCCCCTGGAAGAGTTTTACTCAGACCCCTCCAGGTGGGCTTTTCTTTTTCACATGCGGATCCTTCAGACGAGAGCGTCCCGTGACACTAAACATGCAGTAATATATGAAAGATCTATCCAGAGTTCATACTATGTATTTTGGGAAATCCTCAAGAACAAAGGTCAGGTGACAGAAATGGAACATGACACGTACACCTATTTCTATGATAAATTGGGTTGGCATCCAGACTTGTACATATTTCTGTCCAAGAAACCTGAACTGGCCTATGATCACATTCAGGTCCGCCATCAGGCGGGTGACACCAAGGTGACACTGGACTACATGCGCGAGCTGGACCAGGCCTACGTCAATCTTATTAAGAATATGCCGTGTGTTGTGCATGTCATAAACGCCAACAGGAGCGTTGAGGAAATCCACAAAGATATTTGTAGGATTCTAGCAGAGAATGAATTGCTCGTCGGTGACCCGCAACGGGTCGAAGTGCAAAAGAACCGCCCTGCCAGGGGGGGATCTATGCAGTGTACACCTCTCGTCAACATGTGTAGTCTGTCTTGAAGATGTCAAAAGAACTGACAAAAAGTTAAAGTGCAAACATACATTTCACAATAAATGTATTATGAAATGGTTCGAGACATCTGATGAATGCCCACAGTGCCGTATGGAACAGGATGATGATCCCATTATTATATTTAAAAAGACAATTGAGGACGGTGTACGGGAAAAGTACCGGGACGCCATCAGGTCCCTTGAGGCCGAAGTAGTTCGGGCGCGCCGCGCACGGTAAAACTAAATACCGTATTACACTATGGAAGGATGTGGGTCACAAACATCGAAAGGGACCCAATGTAAAAACAAAGCTGGTCCCGACGGACATTGCTGGGTACATAGAGCCCCCCAATGCTCGGTCTGTTTCGGCCCTATGGCGCACAACGCCGGCCGGACCCTTCCATGTGGTCACGAGTTCCACACCAGGTGTGTGGACAGGTGGAAACGCTCATGCCCAGGCGATCCCACCTGCCCTATGTGCCGTGAACCATTCGATCTTCCTATTTACAAGTGCCGGCTCGTCATTGAGCGCACGAGTGATGGCCACATAGACACAATTAATTATGATACAAGTAATATTCTCAACATAATTGACGGTTTTGGTCTTGATTTCAGAACTATCAATCCAATTACAAACGGAAGATTTATAACAGACCTTCATTTCGATATTGAACCTGGGGAAGATCTATTCGAGGTTCTTCGTGAACTCGGCTTACCACAGCCCCCAAGTTAATCTCTTTAATATTATTAATGGTGAGTACCGTCAAGAAAATTCGTACGACAGCCAAGCCTCGGACGGCCAAGCCTCGGACGACGGCCAACAACAGGGGGCGCGCCAAGGCACTCCCTTTATCAGGGGCGGAACCCAAGTACACATGGGATCCATGGGGTAGCACTGGAAAGGTGCACGATAATTGCTACGACTATGCTTTTGGGAGCTTCTCGAAAAGTCGTACACAAAAGAGCGTTCCGGGAGCGCGCTCGCTCACCCCATCCAACAATTTGACATTCAAAACCTGCAAGGGGATATCTAAACTCATTCTGAGCGACAACCCTGGCAATGTGTACCACATGTCCAACCCTAGTGCGCGCTGCCGGCCGGGGTTTTACAAGGTCATGTGCTTCGTGGCACCCACAAATGACTTTGGAAATTTCACGGGTGATTTCCATTTCTTAAAACAGGTTGGATCCGTCCGGTACAAGGTGCGTCCAGGTGATACGATCAAGGGGCTTGCTAAATTCTTCCGTGTAAAGGAGGAGGTTATATTGAAGGCTACACAGCACCCAAAGAAAGCAGCCAGCCCAAATAACGGCCGAATTTCAAATGCAAATTCGAATTTGGGTGTCCTGCAGCGGTTGAATGAAATCAATAAAACTTCCAAGAAACCTGTTCCAGGATACATAATTGAGTTCCCAGTGAACTTGTGGTCGCATAAACAGGGGTGGGCAGGTGGTCCCCTCCTTGTTGACGCGTCAGGCAAGACGATCGTTGACCCACGACGGGCCAATTTGAACTATAAACCAGGGTTTCATTATTCTACTTTTTGTTCAGCATGGGGGGTCAGGCGTGGTATGGCCAGGACCGGAAATAATTCTAATCGCTAATTATAAATGAAGGATATGCTGTATTCCCGCAACCGCCAGGAGCTCATCTACAACTTTATCGTGTTCTTGATCTTCCTGACCCTGATGACCATTATTCTGCGGTTCCTGTGGAACGGCACACTGGTCAAGCACATCACCATCCTCAAGCCAGTTGACACGCTGACCCAGACCTTCCTGCTTGCTCTGGGTATTTCACTTTTCAAATTATAATTCAGTATAGCCTGACTTCACCTGGCCATTAACAACTAAGGTTGGAAAGCCCTGAACAAATTCAGGGCACTGACCATTCTGACAGTCTACAAAATTATAGGGTATACCCTTGTTCTTGAAGTAATCTTCCTGTTTGATACACCAAGGACACGTCTTCGACCCATAAACTATGATGCTCCCCTTGTCAGCCGGCTGCTGGCTATAGCTTGACACACCGACGCCAAGTATGAGAAATACGGCAAGTGCAAGGCCGATCCAGAAAATCACGTCTTTCCAGTTAATCTTCATTTACTTACTTCTTATAAAATAAAGCCTCGGCTATCGCTGCTTTGGTCTTCAAGTATTTTGTGTTTACTCCTTCACGTGAAGCGATATTCTTCAGAACATCCATAGTGAGGCCCTCGGCGTACACCACACGGCCTGAAGGCCCCTTGATCTTAATTCGACGTGTGGTTGGTGTCCGAACCATACCTAACCGGCGCGCGGTATTCGACCGTGGGCTGGCTGCCTTGACCTTGGGTTTGGCAGGGCTCGGCGACTTGCGCTTTGGTGGTGGGCCTATGGGGCTCAGGGGTGACGGCAGCTTAGGCCGCTTGATAGGGCTGGGGGTAAATGGAGGCTTGTTATTTGTCAGACGATTTTCAACCAATTTAATAGCCTTTACACGCGCCTTGTTCCACACATTCTGCGGGTCCCATAACTGTTTCAATTTGCCATTAGCATTCTCTTTATTATGAGGCCCCATGGTTTTCAGATTAGCCTGGAATATCTTGTTAACTAACCTGTCGAATTTTGCCATCTTCAAAAGAGCTGCAGATGCCTTTACACGCACCTTCGCACCTGACGAGCCAGCTCCCCACTTCTTAAGAAGTTTGATCCGGTTCTTTAATCTTGGTGAAAGTTTGCTTTGGCTTGCGGGTGACAGTTTCAGGAGTTCTGAATTCGTCATGGAGAAGTTAACAAGTCTTGGAGGGGTGGGTGTCCGACGTGGCGGCGACCGACGTGGCGAAGGCGGAGCGGGGCCCTTGCCCTTGTTCTTGCGCTTCTGGATCTTGGCGCGAGCACGAGCAAGCCACTTGGCGCCCACCTTGCGCGCGACATTCGTCTTGGGCTTCGGCTTGGGCTTTGGTGGGCTCGGCGCCTTGGGCGGGCTCAGAGCCTTGGGTGACAGGAGCTGACCTATAGTCTTGAGACCTGGATATTGGATACCATATTTGAGGCGTGAATTATGTGTATAAATATCATCGTTATTACGGTACCCTTCAGGAATTGCGTCATTCAAGAACTTGGCGGTCTGTGGGAATTTGGCAGCCTTGGGTGACAGCCACTTGCGGAATTCATTCAGGAAAAAATGGCTATCATACCGAATATCAGTGTTTGGACCTATTCCCCAGCTATTCGCATACACCTGAGAATTCACTATTGGGTTTGATCCAGATTTCTTGATGCGAGAAAACCCGAAATCAGCAAGGACCATTGTAGGGTACCCAAGCACGACCCCTGGTGTGTAGGACGGCTTCACTAGGATATTTCCGAGATGCAGATCATTGTGACGGAATTCTGGATACTTCATTTGAATGTTATTCAAGGCTGCGAGGACTTGGCGGATCATACTCATGAGATGCGTGTCCTTGAGACGGCTGACGGTTTTGTCAAGGTATTTGTAAAGCGCACCGTTACTTATGTACTCGGAAACCATGATGAGCTGTTTGTTGTAATTCTTGTTGGCGTTCCGGTTACCAGTGAAGTTTGAATTTTTAATGAAATTGTCACACGTGAAATATGCATATGGTTGGGCAATATTCACATTATTGATCTTATAAAGAGCTTTCTGTATTTGAAACTCAACCTCCTGAATTTGTATTTTACTCGCAAGTGTCTTGTCGAAAGGCGACACCTTCACGACAAAAGGATCTTTAGCCGTCTTGTAAAATGATCCTACGAACACCACACCTTGCTTGCCCGCATCAAGGCGCGCAGGGCCACGGACCGCACGACTGTTCTTTATCGGGACGAGATTAATACGATTTAATTTATTTTGATTGAGGCCGACTGTGTTGAGGCCCACCTTGCCGTTTTTGGTTTCCAAGTGAAACATGCGTTTGAGCATAGTACAGTCGAATTTCTTGTTGGGACTAGGTGACTTGGGGTTGCCGTAATGGAGAGAAAACATATTGAATTTGAATACAGGTTTAGGCGGGGGTGACTTGTAAGTAGCCTTGAGCCACCGCTTGACTGCCGGTCTTACAAATTCTACACTGGCGGGCACATTGATATATTGTTTGGTGCCATTGGGACGACGACGATAGACGTACTTGCGACCTTGTTCAATCGCAAGTTGAAATTTCCCATCATTAATCCAACTCATCTATTCTATTACACGATAATTTTATAAGGTCCATTGGGGTATAAGTTCACTCCTCGCTCGCGGTGTCGCTTGCCGCGTCGGACTGGGGCTCGTCCTCGGAGACGGGCTCGTCGGCGGCTGCCAGAAAGGCGCACTCGGGCAGCTTGTTGGTCGGTGCCAGCATCACCTGGTGAACGCGCACCTGAACACCCACGCCAGCGGGCGTACGCCAGATCTGGTTAATCTCGATGATCGCGTTGAGGCTCTGACCGCGCTCGATAGCGTCTTGAGCAACGCTCTCGCGCGACGAGTTGTAAAACTTGGTCGCAACCGAACCATCCTTGGGGTTGGTGATAAACTTGAGGTTGATAGTTGGGGCGTAGCCCTCCTTGGTAGACTTCTTGACAAGGGACTTGTAAACATCGCTCTCTAGCAGAGACGCCTTGCTCATGAGCTTACCCATCAGCTCGGTAGAGTGCTCGGCAATCCAAGACACTACGCGCTCGTCAAGAGCCTGAAAAGCCTCGAGCACCTCGGGCTTGTCCAAGCTCAGAGGCAGGGAATAGCTCACGCGGCCGGAGGCATCGTCAGTAAATGAGCTCAGGCCAAAAGGGGCCCGCAGAGCAGGCAGCTGAAACATCAGCTTCTGACCACTGGCCGAGTTGAGGTAGACCGCCTTGCCACCCTTGGCATTCTTGCGGACATCGGAAAAGGTAACGTCGGAGGCGTTGAAGGTGGAGAACATGCGCAGGTTGTTGGCCATTTGTCTTCTACTATACACTAGGTTCTAGTCTCTAAGCCAGGTCGTGAGGGACCCCACCTTTTTTCCCGCGTCATAACAAGGATGTTCCGTAGAGAGAACAAAAATCTTGGAAATCTCAGGGGGGCCGTTCAGACGTGGCTGAACTCATACGCACGTCTGAACACCGAGGCTAAAAAAGCCAACCGGAACGCGCCTATTGACCCAACAACCCTGCGTGGAAATGTAGGTCTTATAAAGTCTATTCGCAAATATGTGGCTCTGAAAACCTTGATGAACCAACTGCCAGCTGCACCCGCACCAGGCCCGATCCCACTGCCACCACAGGTCAATAAGGCTGCCGTGAATACACAGTTACAGAGATTTGAACGCAATATTAAGACGACGCTTAGCATGCAGGCCGAAGCAGTCAATAAACTTGCCCAGTTGACTAGAATTCAGGCAGGCCTTGGTCAGATGAGAAATAAAGCTCCTTCCAATTTACTTTCCAAAATCAATCAGGTAAATAGATCCATAACAGCAGCCCGTAACAGTCTCGGCACGCCTCGAGGCGCTGCCCTCGTCAAACAAGCGGCGGCCAACCTTGTCAAGGTTGCTAATGATCCAAAGTTGGGTGAAATTTTCAAGACACCTCAGGGTGGCCTTTTGGCACGTGGATTTCAGGGGAACGCGACTGGGCGTATTCTCATGAATTCCTATTACAAAGTTATGAATATTGGTGGAGGCCAGCTGAGATGGTCTGCTAATAACAAGGCTTATAACTACAACCGCAATACTGGTAACATCCGTCCAAAGATGGCCCCGGCCCTCCCACTCAAACCAGATGAGTATACAAATAGCCTTTTGAAAATGTATCCAAATAGCATTCTTAATTCATTGAATAAAAACAAACTAGTTAATGTTCGTACTCAGCTGGCGTCCCGGCCAGACTTCAACAGGCCAAATGTCGGTAACAAGATCCTTGCAATTCAGCGGGCCATCAATAAGAAGAACGCCGAGAATGAGGAAGTTTTCAGCCGACTTTAATTTCTTTAATAATATTAAATGGCTCCCCTTGACTATGCTATCCCAGCACTCGCTTTCGTCGTCCTGGCCAACCCGGCCGCTTTCAAGATTGTCCGCGGCGTGGCAGGCGGATGGGTCGCGTCGACCGACGGCCTCCCCACCCTGGCAGGCCTGATCCTGCACGCAATTGTGTTCGTCCTGGCCGTGGGTTTCATCATGAACCTGCAGTACAAGAAGACGGAGAAGTATGGTGACATGCTGACCGGCGCCGCAGGCTGGGGCAAGGGCCACAACATTGACATGGGCCGCGCCACTGAGGGGCCATACTAAAAATCTTCATCAAACCTGACCGTGTCACCATCAGTCACGAGATGCTTTGAGTAATCACCCACCCTCTTTTCAAAAAAGTTCGTCTTTCCCTCCAGGCTAATCGTCTCCATCCAGTCAAATGGATTTGAAGAATTCCAGTACGGTTTAATACCAAACTGAGTAAGCAGGCGATCTGCCACAAATTCAATGTACTGTTTCATCTGATCGGCGTCCATGCCGATGAGACGACACGGAAGCGCGGCAGTAATGAATTCCTTTTCAATTTCGACAGCTGATTTTACGATATCAATAATAGTCCCATGTGATGGTTTGTCCTTGAGGTGACTGAACAGGGTAACCGCAAATTCTTGGTGCAGACCCTCGTCCCGTGAAATCAGTTCGTTCGAAAACGACAGGCCCGGCATGAGGCCACGCTTTTTGAGCCAGAAAATAGAGCAGAAAGAGCCCGAGAAGAAAATTCCTTCCACGCAGGCAAAAGCTGCGAGACGCTGACCAAACGATGACCCACGATTCATCCACCGGATGGCCCATTCAGCCTTTTTAGTAACAGCGGGTACAGTCTCTATAGCCCTGAAAAGCCCATCCTTCTCAACAGGATCCCTAACAAACTTGTCAATCATGAGTGAATACGTCTCGCCATGAATACTTTCGTTAAATCCCTGATACGCGTAGAACGACCGCGCCTCTGGGATCTGAACATCCTTTGTAAAATTTAGGTCCAAATTCTCAAACACAATTCCGTCACTTGACGCGAAGAATGCTAGGACCAACTTGATGAAATGCTGTTCCTGTGAGTTTAGGTTTTCCCAGTCGCTGAGGTCCTTGGCCAGGTCAACCTCCTCGACCGTCCAGAAACTTGCGATAGCTTTCTTGTAAAGCTCCCATAGATCAGGGTACCTAATTGGGAAAGTTGTGAAACGTGCTGTGCTTGATGTTAGAATGGGGTCCGTCATACTATCTACAAGCTTTAAACTTTTAAGCTACTGGACGGAAAAACATCTGTAGCTGGGTCCAGACGGATCGGGAGGACCAGTCTCCGCAAGTGTAGTCATTTTCCACCAATCACCGCCGACCCCACGAATTCCTTTACACCGCTGATCGGACTTGCACTCGGCTACTGCACCAGTAAATGTAGTGCCCGGTGGTAAATATCCGAACCCGTCCACGGCGTTTGCCACATTCCAACAGTCAGTCGCTCCTCCAAATTGAAGAACACCTGGCGGCATTCCAGATGGTGTGGGCCCTGGAGCCGGAGATGGCGTAGGTCCTGGCGCTGGCACAGGCCCTGGAGCCGGTACGGGTCCTGCTGCGACCTCTGGGGTGGGGGCAGGTGCGAATTGTGTATATAAAAAGTAACCTAGACCTCCCAACACAGCTAAAACTAAGAATACCGCCAAAATAATTAGTCCTGTATTTTTCTGGGGCGCCGGGGCGTTTGCGGGAACAGCCTTCATATTAATTCTCAATATAAAATAATGGACTTGTACGACTTTACAAATCACATGGCACTCAGAATTAAACTTCATAAAGTACCAGGGTCAGTGGTTCAGCACACCGCCCTACTCAAAAAAGGTCTGGAGTTAAAGGGCATTGAGTGTAAAATGATGAAAGGCTATTGTGTAATACCAGAAACAAAGGAAGCGTGTGTACATTACTGGGTACAAACGGTTCTAGAGGGGCTGGATCTTGATATAGGGTTCACCATTGCTAAACTCCGAACACCTGAACTCGAGGCTCTTCATACAATTTTGGTTGAAGAATTACCAGAGGGGTTCGAACGTTCAGACGCAGACGCCATTGAGATCACGAGTGAAAATGAGCGGCTTTTCGATTTGTACCACAAAGACCCAAAAACTTTCTGGAAGGAGGCACCTTCATTCAAATTTTGAATTGCTTTCGATGGACAAAATTTTCCTAATTTTAGGGTCTACGCATGTCTGGACAGACTTGTAAATCATATTAAAAATAGGATTGGCATTTGTGATGACAATCTTTTCTAGTAGGTTTTTCTCAGGTCTGATATTCATGCACAGGTCAAGCATTTCACATGCCATTTTTGAATTCAATTTAGAAATTGGAACGCCTTTTAGGTTCACCTCTATGATTTCCTTGAGATTTCTACTCTCAACGAACGCATCGAGTTGAGCGACAATTGGTTTAATTTTATTAAGAAGTTCCTCGCTTTCAACCTTGGTCTGTGGCTGAATTGCTATGTACTTGTCACCCATGAACTCGATGTACAAATATTTACCCTGTGGGTAAAACCGGAGGAGTTCTGCCATTAGTCTAAATGAAACCAAATCTTTTAACTAAAATGAACATGAGTACCAATAGGACAAAAAGTGCGAGGTACCCACCATATTCGTTTTCTAAAAAGAGTGCGTTGTGATATATGGGGATACGGGACGGATCAAGACCTATGACGGAGTAAACCAGGCCTATATGGTTTGCTAGTCTAGACGTGGTGAAGAAAGACGCGAGGGGCATCTGAGCCAGTTGAACATCCGCGCCCCTCCAATTTTTGGGAGTGAATTGCACGAGTTTTTTAGCACACTCCTGTGTGACGAGGTACGCCATCGTGCCGAGGCACCGCCCTTCGTCCATGTCACGTGTCGCCCGCCCTTCACTCACCGGTGAGATGTACTCGAGGTAGACAATCTCCCAAAACTTTGGGAACTCTAGCTCACTAATTCGTTTTGTAAATTCATCACATAATTCCACATCATCTTCAAAAATGAGAGCAACCTTGTAATCCTTTTCGATCATATCATTCCATATAGCATGATGGCTCATGAGGCATCCGAAATCTCCTGGATGGAGACCGGGTTTCAAATTTGATTTGGTAATTCCGTGAGCACCGGAGTCAAACGCCTTTATGAATTCAACTTCTAAATTAGCCTTCTTGAATTCCTCCTGCATGATGAGCCTTCTTTCTGTACAGCGCTCAAGGTTGACACAATAGGCGTGGTCAAACACCATTTATATACCTGCCCATTTTCTTATCAAGAATTTTACGAGAATTGAAATAACCATAAGAGCAATCATCCCACCATGTTTGGTTTCAAACCAATTCATAAAATAAAATACAATTTCCTTATTAATTCTGTCCGGGCCAAGACCGATATCACCCGTCCATGGTAGTTCAGCTGCAACAATTGTACGGTCGATACACGCCCAGGTATCTAATGGCAACTGACTTAATTGTATATCCAAATCTATATGAACGTCCATAGGATCGAACATGACCATTTTTTCACATGCTTCTTTGTTTACGATATATGCAGCGGTACTTAAACATTTACCATAAACAAAATCTCCATCTTTACGTCCTCCATCATTGAAGAGCATCCAATGAAGATACAGCAAATCCCATTTTGATGGCTCTTTTAATTTATCAATTTTGTTTTTGAATTCGGGATGGAAACTTACATCGTCTTCTAAAATAATAACGTTTTGGTACCCTTTCGAAATCACATCCTGATATACTGAAAAATGACTTTGAGTACATCCATACATACCACTTACTCCCGCAACCTTGGCGTCACACGCCTTGAATATCTCTACCTCAATATCTGCTTTCTTGAATTCAATTTCCATTTTGGCACGACGTTCAACAGATCTTTCAAGGTTGATGCAATAGATGTGATCAATCTTCATCCTCGCTATCCTGTTTTTTATCACTGGGAATTAATTTAACCATATTGCGCATGAAGGGAGGAAGGAAACCTCGGACTGTTTCCACAAGAGTGTTGAAAAAGGTGCCGCCTCCGCTCACTTCACATTCCTGAAGTAAAATACAGTTTTTAGTGTGCTCATATATATTCCATATGATGCGTATCATGACCATTGGTTTAATTTCATGGACCCTAATTCCGTCCAGATTAGCTGTGCATGCCTGACGCCATCCATTCTCTATGCACATCGCTTGGATCTTGTCAATGACTGGATAGAAATTGTCACAAAAGTCATCGGTTTCTTCGACCGTATCAGGCTGAAGCTCGATTAATTTACTCATGAGAATTTCTATGCAAAGCGTCTTGGTTTCTGGGTCTGGATAAAAGACTAGCCAGTCGCACATTAATTTATTGTGGCATTTTTTGAATTATTTTAGGACGCGTATATAAATGCAGGAAATCGTTAAAATCCTTGGTGCAGGGTACGTGTCCATGCTGTGTTTCATATTTGCATTCCTATTCTCAATTGCCCTTGACAAATTCACAGGTCCATATGACAATTCAAAATCAAAGGCGCGTATCTTTACAGAAATTGCCCTTCAGTTTGCTTTGGTCGGTGTGATATTGTACGTCACCAGAGGTCTTATAAAGAAGATCCCGTTCCCTCTCGAGGGCATTCACGGCTATACACACTCTTCACTCGGTGAACTTCGTAGCCTGCCCGTGTTTGTCTTCATATTCATGTTCTTCCAGAAGAATTTGCAAACTAAAATGAATGCTCTTTTAAATTAAGATAAGCATGAACAGTAGGAATAGTACAACCCCACCAATTACAAGCCACCATTTTATATTCAAATTTAAGAATTCAATTGACCAGAAATCATCTGTAGCTGGTGGCATGAGGGCGGGAGGCTCCAGTGATACGGGGGTGTCTACAGGTGCAGGTGCAGAAAGCGGTGAAGGACTTAAAGAACTTGACGCAGGTGCGGGGGTGGGGGTAGTCGGCGTAAGGGGTGGCGGAGGTGGGGTGACCGGAGGGGTTCCCGCTGGTGGTGGGGTCGCTGGTGGAGGAGGGGGCGTCCCACCGGGGCAAATTTGCCGCGTTCCAAGAGAATTCGTGAACCAGTAACAACCTGGCGCCGCGGGAGGAGGGGGGGTCCCTGGTGGAGGTGGCGGCGGTGGAGGAGGGGTCGTGGTAGAAGGGCACCTATATGTTGTAGGTGCATTACGTAAAACGCTATAACAACTACCACCAGAACACGCCTGTGTTGATGAAAGGTCGGTGGGTTGCGTGGCGCCTGTACATTCAAGTGGACACGTCCATGAAGTTCCTGAACCTGTGCATTTATATCCTATAGGGCATGTATACGTTGAAGTTCCACATTGCAGAGATCCGTTTGGTACACAGAAGCCACCCGCACCGCATGTGTATCCTGAAGGACAACTAAGGGACAGGTCTGAAATACATTGAGTATATCCCACCGGTTTACAATATCCTCCGGCTCCTTGTTCTTGACCACTCGGGCAACCCATTAATTATATACAAGTTTTTAAAAACAAAGTACTGTTTATTTTTAAAAACTCCTCCAGCAGGGATCGAACCTGCGACTTTCAGGTTAACAGCCTGACACTCTAACCAGCTGAGTTATAGAGGAAGGTTCCAGGGAGGATCGAACTCCCATTACAGGCTTCAGAGGCCTGTGTACTAACCATTATACTATGAAACCGGAAATGCCTCTGTTGAGTTTTGATCTCAATACCTCACGCTGATCGGGCGGGTTTCTACGAAACCCGGACTACTAAACGTGTGCTCTACCAATTGAGCTACAGAGGCGGCGTGCGCACACGGGGAATTGAACCCCGCCTTGAACCTTGGAAGGGTTCTGTACTAACCACTATACTATGTGCGCGTAAGTCTGACCTGCCGGAATCGAACCAGCGACCTAAAGATGACTGAACATCCTAAGCAGAGACGTGCTCTACAGTCTTTCGCTCTACCAATTGAGCTAAGGTCAGGTGGGAACACTGCTCCCAATATTAGTTCATGGTTTATTTACGTTGGAATAACGCACCTTACAGATATAACCTTGTTTGACATGCACGTCACTGTTCCCCGGGCCGATTTAGGGGGGCCACGAGAAATGTCGGCACCCAAGGCGCACATAACCTTGACCCGTCCAGGTCCCTTTTGTTTACTGTACCACGCTGCAACGCCTGCAGCCCAGTGAATGTCCTCATCAGATGCGCGCCCACCTTTAGGCAGGCGCAAGAGGACGTGGGCTCCTGGGCATTCGTGAGCGTGGAACCAGAGATCATGTGACCTGGCGATGCGAAGAGAGAGCTTTTCATTCTCGGCGGCGTCAAGGCCGACCAGAAGTTCAAAGCCGTCCGGTGAAGTGTAGCGACGAGGCATGTTTCATACTAATACTCATGCGTTTCATTCCTTTATGACCTTGGCGTGTGTCGATCACGCTGCCTTCAGATCTTCAGTCTGACGCTCTTCCAGTTGAGCTACAAGGTCGGCGACCCTAGTGGGGGTCGAACCCACAATCTCAAGATTAGAAGTCTTACGCATTATCCGATTATGCTACAGGGCCGTGTGTTCTAGGCGGGGGTCGAACCCGCGGCTTCGGGCTCATAAGACCCGCACTCTAAACCAACTGAGTTACTAGAACGTCATAGTAGTGACGGGATTCGAACCCGCGAAACGCGAAGTATTGCATCTTAAGTGCAACGGATTTGACCACTCTCCTACACTACTGTCAGTTTAGTGTAAATATCTTCTTCGGGGTTTTGACCACCGTCCTGCAACCTGGACAATTATTAGAGTTAGTACGCATCCAGCATAATTCACACATCATGTGTCCACACGGATCCAAAAACAAATCAACGTATCTTTCCATACATACAAAGCATTGAAACTTTCCGTAATTCACCGCGTTCGTGTTCAAGAGCACCTTCTCGACCGCCTGAACCTTACCTGACAAGGCGGCTATATTCTGCTTGATTGCGGGGATGTCCTGTTCTTTCTCGAAGCTGTATATCATATCAGCCATCTTAGCCTTTAAGTCATCACTGCCCTCCAACTTTGCCTCGAGTTTCTGAAGGGTTTCAAGCTGCCGAGTTTTCAATCCCAACTCGGCATACAAAGCAGCCACACCATGTTTCATGGAAATGTATTCATTCTTCTTGGCTCCAAGTACCTCCTCGAACTCCTTCCAGTCATCTGATAACTCAACTTCGTCTGGAGTTATGTGAAGCATGTGGCTATCGAAGAGAAATGTGAAGTTCATACTACCAGAACCAAATAAAATATCCTTAATTGATAATGTCAATTGATCAGGGAGTTTTGCAAATGTTGAATAAAAAACATCCTGGTTGTGGTGATATAAATAACAGATATGCCGAATTTTTTGCAAATGCTGGTACTCTTGTAAGCGTCCCCAAAGGAACACCATGCCCTTCTAGTCACAATTTGGAATGGGAATATTTATCTTCAGATGTTAGTCGTGCTTGTGTGAATTCGAATTTTCAGACAAACAAACCACCTGATCAACTTGAGAAGGATCTTAATGAGTGTTTAAATCCTTCACCACCAGCGGCACCGACACCGCACAGAGATAAGATGAATATGTGGGTTTTTTGGGCAATACTTGCGGCTATTTTAACAGTTGCCATTACAGTTTACTTGAGCACCAAATAAAATATCCTTAATTAATAAATGTCGTCCCCAGTAAAGGAACTTCAGGACGGTATCATACTTGTCGTGTCAGCCTTTCTCCTGATTACAGGCGTCCAGATCTTTTTGAACAAGGACGAGCAGACCAAGCCAGTTTCTATTTCAAAGGCTCTTACTCTCATGCTGTTCGGCCTGTTCCTGTTTGGCCTGTGGTACTCTGTGATGCGCGTGCCAGCTACCGGTGCCGGAGCCGGGGCGTACAGGGCCAACAACCTGTACCGGTCGAACTATCGTGGGGCCGGATATGCTTAACTAAATTATGTTCCAGCATCAATTCGATTTCCGAATTCTTGAACTCTTCAGCATATTTCACAAGAACACAAGTGACGAATTTATCGAAATTTTCAACCTCGACCTCATCAGCTATGGTTTTCACCTCTCTGATAATGTCACATGGATTATCGAATTTCAATTTGCGAATTGAATTCATTGCAAAATCCATTTGACGTTTTTCTATAATCAGGGCGACAACAGAAAGTCCCAAAGTGATATCTGTACGTCCTATTTGATCCATGACCCATGTAGTCAATTTAGAGCCTTTAATATTCTGTGGCGGGTCTAGTTTCGCGGCAATTTCCTCAGGAGTGCTCATTTATTTTAGCACCTATTATTAAATGTCGGGCATGGACTTTAACTGGACAACTAAAATGATAGGCGCTCTGCTTACCCTTACTCTGTTCACTCTGTCAGTGACCAGTATGGTTGACGCAGGCTCGAAGAAGCCACAGGACACCCCTCAGTTCATTTTCGCAACAATCTTCCTGTTCATGGCCATCTTCCTAGCGATAAAAACGAAAGACGCATTTATGTAAAGATGAAACATCTCGTCGGTCTACTCGAGGACTGTGAGATCAAAACAATTCAGGAACTCGATGAACGCATGACGCGTGTGGCTAAATTATGTGAATTTACCGTCGTTTCACAAGCGTTTCATCAGTTTGAACCCTTCGGGGCCACCGGTGTCCTAGTACTGGCCGAAAGTCATTTTTCGGCCCACACGTATCCAGAATACCGTAAAGTATATTTGGACGTTTTCTGCTGTTCAGCAGATTTCGATCCTAAAAAATGTGCCAAGATAATTGAAATTATTTTTGGGGGAAATTTAGATTGGCAAGTTGTAACTCGTTAAATTTCTGTCCTCGAGCTGATGTGTTTTCAGGTACATCCGCCAGGTCCCGATGAGATGCTCAGGACCTTTGTCGACCATAGCCACCATAAACTGACGGAATTCCGCGCGAGATCTCTCACGATGATCCTTGTCACACAAATCCCAAGCATTTATCAAACAACATAACTCTACGTAGTCTTTTTCCATATATGGTTTCAGTCCCAGAAGTCTTTATCACTTTTGGGCCCGAAGGCCGGTATTTTTGGATTTTTGTATTTCGCACGCCGAGAAACTTGCGGTTTCTCTAGTTGGAGAATGCAAGGCCACCCATGCCGCTCTGGATGCGCAGGATGTTGTAGTTCACTGCGAACATCTTCTGCAGGGAGTAGTTGGCCTGTGCGGCGGAGCCGCCGGTCTTCAGTGCGACTGACACCTGAGCGTTGTCAATGCGAGAGAAGTTGCAAGTGCCGGTTGGCTGGTGCTCCTCTGGCTGCAGAGCGAAGGAGTACACGTAGATGCCTGGGTAGGGCACGCCGGTGTGGTACACCAGTGGCTGGTACTGGTTGAAGTACTTGCCCAGCTGCTCCTTGAAGCGGTCCTGGCCGTTCAGCACCAGCTTGAACTGGTGCAGGGGGCCGACCTCGACGGTGCTGGCAGTGCGGTCGCCCTCCTCAGTCCAGTAGGCCTGGGTGTTGATGCCGGCATTGGACAGCAGACGGGGAGCGCCCAGGGTGTGGGGCAGGTACTGCAGAGAGTAGGTTGCGGCGTTGATGCTGGGGTTCAGGGTCAGCTGCACGTTGGAAGTGCAGGTGGTGAAGTTCCACATGGCGTTCAGGTTGGTGGACAGAGTTGTGTTGGGGTTGGTGTAGCACCAGATCAGCTCCTTCACTGGGTGGTTGAAGGACAGGCGCACCAGGGAGGGGCCAGTCTCGGAGGAGTTGGTGATGCTGTCACCGCCGGTGTGCTGCACCTGCTCGATCAGGTACTCGTGGCCCTTCTGGGCGAAGCGGCGGCGCTCCTCAGTGTCCAGGTACACGTAGTTGGCCCACACCTCCACGGCGTTGGTGCCGAAGTAGTTCTGGTAGTAGGCAGTCAGGTCGAAATCCAGGCGGACCTCGTGGTACTGCAGGGCAATCAGGGGCAGGTACAGGCCTGGGTTGCGGTTGAAGAAGAACAGCAGGGGCAGGTACACGCGGGTGGCGGAGGTGGTTGCCAGGATGGTTCCTGCGGAGGACAGCTTGCCGTAGTTAATCTTGTCGCTCTCGCCCAGGAAGGTCTCGGCGTACAGGCGGAACCAGGTCTGGTAGTGCTTGTCGATGCGCTGGCCACCGATGGTCAGCTCAACGGCGGCAATGGCACGCTCAGCCAGCCAGTTGTTGTCGTACACACCGCTGCCGGAGGTCAGCTGGGTGGCACCCACGGTCCCTGGGGTCAGGGCAACGTACATGTTGCCGACCAGATCGCCGTTGCGGGCAATGGTCACGGACACACGGCCGCTGTTGGCAGCGGTGCCGTTCACGGTCTGCTGGATGTTCTCCATCGCGAAGTTGGTGTGACGCTTGTACACCGCCTGGAAGAAGGTAACCTTGGGCTGCCCAGTCAGGTACACATCCTGAGCGCCATAAGCAACGAGCTGCATAAGTCCACCGGCCATTTTACTATACCCCAAGAAAAAAATTCAGACCTCACAGGCCGCGTCTCCCCTGGAGCTCGATTTTCTTTATCCAATGTAAATGTCCCGTGTGAACCGTCAGCCAGTCCAGCACCCCGAGCCTGAAGAGGTTGATATCGATGACGAGGATGAGGAGGGTGACGAGGATGACGACGGCGGCTTCGATATGCTGGAGGCCATGGGTAGCCTGCTTGCGACCGACGACGGCGAGACCCTGGCGACTATTATGGCAGGTGTCAAGTCGGCCACCGAGCGGATCGCCCTCCAGCTCGAGATGCAGAACAAGATCCTGGTGAAAATCCTAACCTCGATGCAGCCTGTAACACCAAAGGTCACAGTTGCTCCGGCTTAAAAATTTCTAACTATAGTTTACTAATGACAACAACAATCGAGAAGAACATCACACCCGAGCACGTCGAACAGATACAGATCGCCAACAACAATCAAGTCATTTGTCAATGGACTACTGAGCAACTGCTGAATTACATTGACGAATGTGAACGCGAAATTCGCCTGGACGTTCTTGGAAACACCGAGGTCCCGGCGGCTGCCTGGATGTACGTCATGTTCCCGAGCAATCAGGAACGGGACGCCCAAGGCTATCCCGTAAATTATGACCCTGATCAAATTCAGAGTAAAAAAGATCGTTTCATTACCGCCTGTCGTGAGATGCTTGCGCGGTCATCGACGAATGATGACCGGCGGACCCCTTCGAAAGATATTAACGGACGTGAAACGACTGTTCAGAGGCGCATCAAACGTCTCATTAAATTTCGGCAAAATATGTACAATCAATACAAACTCTGGGAAGAGAGTTACTGTCTGATTAATAACCCTTCAAAAGCAAGCTCTGTTGACACGTGGCTTGAGGATGACGAAAAGAACTCGCCTTACCAAAAGTTGCTGCTATTTCTGTTCAACGAGGCTTACAGAAACGGATATCGCCGGTACCGCGATCACTGCTGTACTGAGATTATCAGCAACGGTCACAACACTCGGGCATGGAAGCCAGTCAAGGAGATCAAGGATTTTGTATATGATGCCACCCAAAAGGAAGATCAGCCAGAGATGTGGAAGAACCTGACATCAAAGGGCGGCTGTGTAGCTGACGTGATCCGCCACATGACAAATTGTCGCGATCACCAGTTTCCTGAAATTCACAAGAACCGCCACGTGTGGTCGTTCCAGAACGGCCTGCTCGTTGGCAAGAATTGGTCCGAAGAGGCTCAGTCCTATGCAATCAAGTTTTATGATTACAAAAGCCCAGAGTTTGCAAACCTGGACAGTACGATCGTGAGCTCGAAGTATTTCGAACAGACATTTGATCCGTTCGATGACGTCCGTGATTGGTACGACATCCCAACTCCGTACATGCAGAAGGTGCTGGACTATCAGAACTTTTCAGCCGACGTGTGTCGCTGGATGTATGTATTCTGCGGCCGTCTGTGCTTTGACGTGAATGATATGGACGGTTGGCAGGTGATCCCCTTCCTCAAGGGTATTGCTCGTAGCGGCAAGTCAACTATCATCACAAAGGTTTGCAAGAAATTCTACGAGACGGAGGACGTCAAGACGCTATCGAATAATATCGAGAAGAAGTTCGGTCTGGATTCTATTCACGAAGGTTTCATGTTCATCAGTCCAGAGGTCAAGGGTGATTTGCAGCTCGAGCAGGCGGAGTTTCAGTCTCTGGTGTCTGGTGAGGACCTGAGCATTGCGCGCAAGTTCAAGAGCGCCAAGAGCTTGCAGTGGAAGACGCCAGGCATTCTTGCGGGTAATGAGGTTCCTAACTGGAAGGACAATTCAGGGTCGGTGCTCCGTCGCCTTGCCACGTGGAATTTTGCAAAGCAGGTGGCGGATGCCGACCCACATCTTGACGTGAAATTGGACAAGGAAATTCCAGCCATTCTTTGCAAGTGTGTTCGGGCTTACCTCGAGTACGCACGGCTGTATTCTGACAAGGACATCTGGAACGTGCTTCCGGCCTACTTCAAGCAAGTGCAGAGCCAGGTGGCGATGGTTACGAACTCTCTACAGCATTTCCTGGCGTCCGAGAAACTCAAGTACGGCCCAGACTTTTGCTGCCCTCAGAAGCTGTTCATTGCTGCGTTCAACACCCACTGTACCGAGAACAACCTCGGCCGGTTCAAGTTCAACCAGGACTTTTACGCAGGACCGTTCAGTTCGAAGGAGCTTTCCGTCAGGACGGAGACCATGACATACAATGGCCAGGCATACGCTGCACAGCCTTTCATTTTCGGTGTAGACCTGGTGACGGACGTTCCTCAGTTTGCCGACGCATACTAAATTTCTTATATGCTAATAATATGAGCGCTGAATTGCGCAACAAGGCGGCGCGCGCCATTCAGGCCGCGTTGCGAAAAACCAAGGGTGGAATTTACACGAATTCCGCCAATGGTTTCAAACTTTCGAAACCTCGCGTGTACCTGAGCAGTGTCAAAATGTCAGTAGGATTTTTTGATTTCGACCGCCTCGAGAAACTTGCTCACGGTTCTTACTTTTTTGTAACTCAGCTCGACGGATTGACCGCCATCAGAAGCAAGCCAGTGTACCGGTGGGCTTACAAGACGGGCCCTACCGGTGACTTTTCCAGTGCTAAAATGGTGAGACTGTCAATTGTGTTCAGAGAACCTGAAGCCACCGCAAATATCCTGATATTCAGAAATGGCCAGGTGGTTATCAATACTACGGGGCCATGGGAACGCGTCGCACGCATACTGGCACAGGAGTACCTTCCAGGAAAAATAACTAAAATGTTGGAAACAGCAGTTGTAAATGCTAATTCAAGCATATTCTATTGCAACCGCCACATTGACACCATGGAATTGTATCATCAAATTAGTAATGTAATTCCTTCATCTGTGGCGGTTCTTAAATCTTTACCACCAGAGCAGTTTATATTTGGTAGTGATCAAGTTCCAGAAAATTGGGTCAGAAATCCACAGAGACCATTCGATGACCCCCGTAGACTAAAGGGTTTTAAACGCGGTATTTCAGTGGTTGTGAAAGACCCAGATGTCGCTCTGTACATTTTTTCAAACGGCACGATAACCGCGTCATGCCTTAACCCGGCAGCCGCCCCCCTGGCGTTCAAGACCATAATGTCATACATGGATAAAGACGTCATATTAGGCGCTAACCGGCTTGTGGCTGGTAATAAAAAGGAGGTCAAACGTCTGGCAGTTACAAACGCACGTTACGAGCGGGCACCGGGGTGGACAGCCACTAAGAATGGCTTTTACATACGTCCGGGCCCAAATGGCCACCCACGTTTTTATCCACTCGTCGCCAACAAGTCCCTCGTGCGTGCCAAGGCCATCAGGGCCTTTTTGAATGCGAAAGTGAATATACCTGCAGCCACCATCAGAAATCTGAATATAAAGCCAGAACACATAGCGGCCGTAGCAAATTCAGAAAACGCACACAACCATCCCAAGAATTTTTCCAACCAAAGCCGCACCGGTCATTACGTCCGGCCTAACAAGCAGGGTAGACCCAGATGGTACAAAATTCCAAAGGGAATTGCAGACGGAAAGAAAACCGTCCTGGCGGCATACGCCAAGGCGTCCATCCCTGTACCGGCCCATATCAAAACTCTATTCAAAATTAAGAATGGAAATGTAGCACAGAAAGTGACTGAACACGTCATTAACCTGGGCAAGAACAAGTCTTTACGTATAAATGGCAAGCAGATTGAGCGTTTCAACAAAAATGCCCTTTTGACCATCGCGGCAAATCTCAACCTGCCCGCAGTTGGAAACAAGATGACCATAGAGCAAATACGTGCTGAAATTCAGAGCAAATACGCACCAAAGTCTCAGCCAGTTAATGTTGTCGTTAATAATGTCGGACACACCTTACTGGCAAACGGGACGGTCCGACGCAACTATGCAAACAAGCCATCCAGAACCCGGCAATTCTCGACCCTCAAGGTCCCTGAACAGAACGCAATCGCCCGGGCCTTGTTGAACGCAAATAGTTATGAAATGTATAAAAAAGTTCAGACAAAGGATCGGTTCAGTTTCTTGTTGGGATGGAAGAATGCCAAGGCGGCGAACGAGGCGGCCAAGCGCGCGGCACGCCCCCCGACACCCTCACCAAACTCCTCTCCCGAATCCCCCATGAATTACAGAAACGAATTGAATTACGAATACACTGTCCGTATGACAAACAACCTCAAGAATATGTACAGAAATCAGAACGTCAAGGACTTTATCGCGAGACTGTACGAGCGCCTGTCAGTCGGTGTCCGTGGCAAATTCAAAAAGACAAATCTGAATAGTGAATACAAGAAATTCCTCAATGAGACCAAGGCTGTCCGTGCAAACATCCCACTAAAGTCGGAATATAAATCACGAATTCAAATACCAAATTGGGTCCCAGCGAATAAGGCCTCGGCATTCAGAAATGCACTTGTTAATCTTGCTGTCGCTCAGAAGAACGGCAAGTGGTTCTATAGACCTGTCGAAGATGTCAAGCGTGGTATTAACACATGGGTCCGTCTGCATCTGCCTCAGAGCCCTGCTCGGGCTCAGCGTGTGGTGGAAAATGTCGTGACTGGAGAGCAGAGGGTCATACCAGCCTATGAACCCACACCACGGTCTAATATCAAGGTGCCTTCACCCCCGGCTAAAAAGGCTGCCCCCAAGCCCAAACCCAAGCCTAAGAATTTAAGCGGTAATAGGTCATTCAAAATACCAAACCGCCCGGAAGTTACAAATATGCAAAATGCCATGGTGAATTTGGGTCTTTATAAGAATACCTATACCTGGAACGAATTAGTAAAGGCTGGCGTGAACAAGAAGTTCAAGTCAACCTGGGACAAATATGTTAAGAGAAATAGCTCATAGGCATGGCATAACATTGAAAATTTTGTACAGTAGATTGAAAGTCGTGTCACGGTCAGTGAGCTTGCCCGGATCGATAATCTCTAGCTCGACCTGATAGGATGTGTCGTCATCCGCGTCAGGGTCGGAAGGGTTCCCGATGATTTTAGTTACGTCGATAGACAAATTCTTCCGAACAAAAGACCAGCGCTCCTTGGTCTTCTGTTCTGTCGCAGTCTCATCGTCATAGTCGAACGGCGTCTCTGTTGAGATGCCCAGACGGACGTCAAAGGGATGGCCCTCGAGTGGGAAATCATCAATTTGCACACGCTTCTTGATAATAGACTGGCGCTCGTCAGTCTCCTCGTTAATCTGAAGACGCTTTCCGTCACCGAAATAGTAAACATCCCACTTTGAATAGTCCCTGGTTTCCCAACCCTCGTATTTCTCAAGTGCCTTGAGCACCTTGACGAAACTCTCCTTTCCGATATTAGTGTCGAAACCACTGGTTGATGGCCGACCAAAGCGGATCTCCATCTCAACCCCCTTCTTGGTCTTGTACTTGGACAGGATAGGGTCCCACTTGTGGTAAAGTTCGCGTTCCATTTTTCTCTTAAACAGTAGGAGCGTGTTGTCCTTAAGTGAGATGAGAGGCCTTCTGAACCTTGGAAACACATGTTACTTCAACACTGCCATCCAATGTCTTGCGCACGTACCACCCCTGTCCAAACACCTTTTCACAAACGAATATGAAGGTCCGTGTAATATCACCAAAGAGTACCAGTCCGTCGTACAGGCCCTATTTATATCCGGTAAAACAGACCCCGTAGATCCCAGTGATCTTCTGTCGGCATTCCGAGCCCGCTTCCCTTCATTCAATAATAATGGTCAACATGACGCCCAGGAAGTCATAGTCTGTATGATTGATATATTAGAAAACTCAATTGGTCAGGAATTCATCCAGAAGATTTTCAACGGAAAGGATGTCCAAGAGACTGTCTATCCGGGTGGTAAATCTCAGAGGGAAAATAGTTTCACGACTGTTATTCTTGAACCGACCGAACCAACTTCTCTTACTAATTTGATTTCTAAATTGCAAAAGTATGAAGGAATATCTGGTTACACGGATGACGAGGGCAAGACCCACCATGTGGCTGCCGTCGGACGAAAGATAACCCATTGGCCACGGGTGATTGGTTTTACGTTTTCAATGTATGATCACAAATTTCCAATTGAAATTCCTGAAGAATTTGAGGGCCACAGATTATATGCGGCTGTTATCCATCAGGGAATTCAGTGGGGTGGGCACTATGCCCTTATTGTGCGCCGGTACGACAAATGGTACCTAAAAGATGATGACAGTGTCACTGAGCTTAAGGAGCCTCCACGGTCCGGGCCGTTCTATATGGCTTGGTACCGGTCTTAATGGCGGGAGCGCTTGCGGTTGCCACCTGGTGACCGGCGGACGGTGGGGCTGCGTCGGCGTTTGCGTGGGTTATTCACGTTCATCGGCGAACCAACGTTAATGTGCATGGCCGCCAGCATGAGGGCCAGGCGGTTGACCTCGGAGGGGGACATGCGGGCGTTACGGCCAATTCGGGCGGGGGCCGAAGAAGCGCGGCGAAGTGGGCTGGGCATTTAATATTATATGACATTAAAAAATTCTTCAAGCTTAATAGCTTCACGAAGGTTGATACACGTTCTGAAATATGTGCGCCTGTTGTTAGGGTGAGACTTGTCTGTTCTGACCTTGACGAGATACCACCCGTTGTCCCCATAGCCGCACTCAACTATAGACTTGTCAGGGAGATCCCACGGCGCGTACAACTCAACCTCTTGAAAAAGCTCCCCGCGATCCTGTACGAAAAGATCTTTCTTATTTCTAATTTGAAAATCAACCGTGATGCGCTCACGAGGCTTCCACTTGAACATGGTCTCGTGGGTACCCATCCTGATAGGCTCATTAACAGGCGTCATAACAATACCATCAGTTTCATATTCAAATTGGTCAAGTGGCTTGAGGTCCTTGATATTTTCAAGTGGGAGCATCGTCTTGACGCGCATTTCCCACTTATCCTTGACAGTCTTGATTACTGACTTGACTGCCTGTGTGGCCTTTTCGAGCCTGACTGTAAGTGGCTCGGCGCGAAGATCGACACCCTTGACGCGTACAGCGTCGTAGACCGAAAAAAGCCACTTTTTATTTTTCAATTCAACAAATTCGCCATCAAGAATTGTATCCTTCGGGAAGGTGGGGATGGTCCGAGTTTCTTGAATATCGAAATTGCGATTAATAAGATAGACTTCCTTAGATCCCGGAGGGCACAAAAGCATATGCCTTACCCCGTCCGTCTTTTCACACACGAGGTATGGTTGTTTTTTTAGTAAAGGGAAATGTCTCCGTTCTATAGAGATTGGCTGAGGCCCTGGAAACCGGGAAGGGTCGAAACCCTCCGTATTCCAGGACTTTTTAACAAAAGCCTTCAGGTCTTCCATTTTCTTAAGTTATTTGCGCGCGCTCCTTTTAAGGGTTCAACTTGATGCCACTCATCTCGAGGATGTTGCCAAAACATTCATGGATATAATGACACACAACATCGGCCGTAGTGAACGCTCCCACCTTGATGCCGTTATTAATCAACGTTTTAAACATTTCGCCGTCATCGTTCAATGGCAAATTGATAGGAACCTTTCCTTGACGGAGTTTCTTGTCGACCGGCTTGGCATCCATAGCCCATACACGCGCACTTGTACTGGTCACGTCATAAATATTATCTACAATTTTCTTACCCACCTCAGTATCGAACCCGAGACCTCTCTGATGGACGGGCTCGGTCGAACCATCCCGTGTACGCTTCACAAAACGATCCCAGTCAATTCCCTCCTTCACTGCCGGAAAGACGAGAATTTGAACACCCTTTTCAAATGGCTCGATCGCCTTGATTATAGAAGCCTCATCAATATTGGTCCCGTAATCTAGCCACATAATTCTCTCACCAGTTTTAATGATCTTTGGCAGGCTAGTTTTGTCCGTCACAAAATGAATTTCGACATGAAGCCCACGGACCATACACTGCATGTGCATATTCATCATAGTGTGCAGAGTTGTACCGGCTATAGACTTATTTCTAGTAACAGCGGCTATATGGACCACCGTCATTACAATTTTATTTGGCTAAATCTTTAAGACGTTCGCTAAGTTTGCCCTGGAAACGAATATTTCCGACGTGTCCAAGTACTGTCATGACATCGGCGTAAATTTTACCGCCCATCATCTGCCACCGGCGGCAGAATGCGTAGTCCTCCGACAGGTACCGGCGCGTCTCTGGGTCAATCATACAGTCGAACACTGCACAGTACTCCTCGATGTCACGGTTTGCGTGATCATTCACACAATTGAGCTCGGGGTACTTGGCAAACATCTTGGTGAACACGTCACGCTTGATGAGCATGAAACCCGTCGGACCATCAAGCACCTCTGCAAACCCATTAATAATCTGTGTATTTTGGGACTTGAAATTCATGACGAGTGACGAAGCCGCCCGGCCAAGGTCCTTCTTTTCACCATTCTTGACACTGGCCTCTGCCTGATCAAACATTACACATTTCTTGGGGTAGACTGCAACTGACACGTCATGGCCAGACTTGATAAGTCGAACGACCGATTCGGGGTCGAAATGAATGTCGGCATCTATGAACATGAAATATTCCGCCTGAGTTTTCTGATAAAACCGGGACACTGCCACGTTACGCGCGCGGTGGACAAGCGATTCATTCTCTGTGGTATCAAGCATCATCATAATTCCGTTAGCTACGCATACACGCTGGAGACGCAAAAGGGATTCGGCATAAGCCTGGAGACAAAGACCACCATAGCACGGTGTACTGATGAATAACGTAGTGTTCATTATTAAACCTATCAAGTTTCCTGTTTAAGTATCGCAGCTCGAACAATATTCTCAATTTTGTTCAGAGTGGGACCGGAGACGTCGCAAATCTTGCAAATCTCCGGCTTGCTAATAGAGTAGTTTAGTCTTGTCAGGACGACAAACATAACTGCGCAAGCGATCGCCTTGGGTGTCCGCCCCATGAGGTCGATGTTGTCATTCAGCGCCAGGCACGTGTTTTTTACCTTCATACGGACCCGGCCGCACTCAGCCTCGGGCACGCATTTCACCTGTGTGAAAAAGCGGGCTATGAGATCGGCTGACGTTGTGACGTGCACCTCCGTCTCAGGGATCTGCTCCTGGAAAATATCAAATGTGCGACTAAGATCGCGCTGAGGAATTCCAAACGCATCGGCAATCTCTTGTGTTGTCCGAGAAATATTATGCTCGCGGCAAGCCTGGAAAATGCAGTTCGCCTTGATGCCGTTGCGGACGGCGCCACGGGTCAAGACATTTTCATTGAACTTGCGGTACTTGATCTTCACGGCGTACATGACGGAAGGCGGCAGGCCGAGCACAGTCTGACCAATTCTGTCCAGGTCTGCGTAAGCGTGAAAGAGACTGCGATCTCTGTGGTTCATGGAATGGTTCCGGTCGATGCGCGCCAGCCGCTTGAGAGCCCCAGACCCGCCATTTTGCACCTTCATAATTGTTCCAGAATTCCAGGCGGCGGAAAAATGGTCAAGGTTAGTGGGTGCACCGACACGCGAAGGGTCAGGGCCCTCGTCAGCACCGCCCGTCCACTCGGGCTCGTCGGAGAGAAATTGGTCATCAACTCGGCCACAATCTTCGCAGACGGGAAAACTATAGAGTGTACCTCCCGGCAAGTTTTCTATGTTGAAAGATTTGCGGCCACCGCAGACGCAGAAAAATTCCGCGTACTGGCCCGGCGGCTCGTCAGTCGAAGACGAGCTTCTAAGCTCGTCGCATATGTCCCATATCTGGTCTAGGTCCATTTGTGCTTGTTTAGTCGTAGGGTGCGCCAGGGAGCCGGGCAAAAAACCTACTTTTCTAGTAATGGCGACGCCCGCAGTTCCTCCAGTTGTCGATCATATCCAGAGATCTAAGATCCAGGATGCTATTCAGAGCGGTCCATTTAACATCTTCAACATTCTCGCAATTGTCGTGATTGTTGTTCTCGGTTTTTACCTGTACAAACGTTTCACGGCCAAGAAGCCCAAGTTCAACTTCCCAGCAGCCCCTCCAGCCCCTCAGATGAAGACGGCTCCAGCACCTATTATCGAGGAGGACGAGGAGGAGGCTCCAGCAGATGAACCCGAGCCCTCAAAGCAGGACTGAATCGATCACTTCCCACTTGAGACAGCTCGTCGCATCTAGGTACAGGTCGCGCTTCATAAGTTTTTTGAGTTTCTTTTCGGGTAACTTTGTGTAATTAGCATAAATCTGGCGAAAACGCTTCATGTACATATCGAAATTATTAACATGATCTTTGATCTCTTCGTACTTCCCCCAAACCCCATCCGTGTTCAGTTGATGAATGAGCACGTATGAGTTTTCGGTCATGTGACGGCTATAGCCACCCAAAAGCAAAAACGTTGCGGCGCTCGCACAGCACCCGTCGGCAATCGTACGCACCTTGACCCGCTTCATAGACTGAATGGCGTCCATACCACTCCATCCTGCAAAAATGTCCCCACCGTCACTGCGGATGAAAAGACGGATGACAGGCTTTGTAGGGATATTAAGGTCAAGATACTTCTTCAAAAGATCTAGCTCAAGAGCCCTGAGCTTCATGATGAGCTCACGGACAGTAAGCTCATTCACTTCACAGTAAAAGTACACATCAGTTCCCTGAACCTTCACATACTCTTCTTCTGCGTCACCACAGTTGCACTCACAGCCAGACATTTCTTTAGAGAACTAAGGGTTCTAGCTTTTATCTTGCGTGTGGAAAGGTGGTTCATGACATCAAGGTCCTGTGGTTCTATGCCGTACTCCTTGAGCATCTCCACATTCTCGAGATCTGCATAAATTTTTAGAGTGGTAATATCGTCAAGTGTCAATTCACGCCATGGCTGTCTTTTCGACATTGCCGATATACGCTTGGCCCTCATGCACGCATTCTGATGTTTTGTCCAGACACTGCCAGGTCTCAGTTTTGATGCGTCTAGCGCGTGCCCTATCTCACTCGCAGGATATATACACCCAAAAAAACTATAATAACCTGACAGACCCCAATTTCCCTCGTATAATTTTGCATCGAAAATATCAGCCACACTTATCATCTCAGCCACCTTGGCGTAATCTACATTTTTGGCATCCACATAATTTTCCTGAATTATTGCCACTATGTTACCTGGTTCCGACAAATGATGCCCTATATAATGGACCGGATTATCTGTCGTATTTTTAGAAATCAATTTAGCAAGAAAATCCCGAGGCGTTTCAAAAGCGTCTTTTGCGTCAGACTTGAAATTCATTCCCTGAATTACGTGACGCAAGTCACCATTCGCCTCGTTGACCAAGTCATCAGGGGCGTCGGGTATGATCCGTTTAATGTCACTGAATGTAGGTACCGGAAAATTCCAGACCTCAATTGGGAAATCAAATTTGACGGGTATTTGTGAAATAACTATAAACTGTCCTTGGGAAGGTGGTTCCTTTATTTCCCACAGTCCCACCAGGTCACACAGGGCTTCGTACTCGTCTATGACCACAGGCAGGTCAGACGAGCGCGCCCGCTCCAGAAAGTCTATAGTTTTCTGCTTTGTCTTGAGGATGTCGGCGTTCAGGTCTATGACGCGACCCTGATACGCATCAGCCACTGCCCACGTCTTACCTATCCCAGATTTTCCCAAAATACAAACGCATCTCCCCATACTCGTCAAATTAGAATTTGAAATATGTCGACTAGATTTAAGAAAGCGATCCATGGTTGACACCGATGAAGATGAGTCTCTTACTAGACAAGTCTTAAATATGGTTCTCGAAAATAACGCAGTCATGCCATGGCTAGTAGGGTGGATGGTATTTAACATAGTAATATTTATTTTGATGACATACGTGGCTGTCAGAATTACCTTGAAATAATAGTAAGATGACAACAGTTCCTCTCAGGAAAAGTGGGGATGGCGTCCATAAATGGATGGTCCAGGTGGATGGCCACACGGTTCACTTTGGCCGTAAAGGCTACTCGGACTACACGATACACAAGGATCACGCACGCATGTTGAGATATCTTGGCCGACACATAAAGAGAGAAAACTGGAGCAAGACTGGTCGTGCAACAGCCGGGTTCTGGTCGCGGTGGCTTTTGTGGTCTGAACCTAACCTTCGTCAGGCGATTAAGAGGACTGAAAAGGTGTTAGGTCCCAAATATAAAATAAAATTGTTGACACGTAATAAGTAATGGACGGAATTTCATTATTGGTAGCAATATTGATACTTGCCATGGCACTGCTGGCAACGGCACAGTCGGCCATAGCCATCAAGGTTTATGCCGACACCAAAAAGCCCCATGACATTAACTTCAACTTTTCAGCAACCATGCTTGCACTTGGCCTGCTGATAACCGTGGGAACCATCGTGTACATTTATCAGGGTCTGAAGGCACCGGGTGTCAGCCAGGCGCCGAGCGTCGTTGCCGGCTCGGCCACCCCTGCCCAGACGACGGCACTGGGTGAGGTGACGTCTCTCGAGAAACAGCTGGAGCAGGTGGCCAACTTGCGTGGACGTCAGGCGGCGAACGCAGCCCGCGCTGCACAGGCGGCACAGGCTCTGCGTGCACCACTTATAGATTTAAGCCAAGGTTCTAAATAGATGTTGATTGGTCTCGTAGGACGATCACGCGTGGGCAAGGATACAGTTGCTCAAGTTCTTTCAGATAAATACAAACTTAAACGACTTGCACAACCAGTAAAGGACGCATGTAAGGTACTTTACGGGTGGGACGATTTTATATTAGAAAGTGACCTGAAAGAAATGAAGGACGAAAAATGGGGTCTGACCCCTCGCGAAGCCATGGTCAACCTGACGAATTCGCTAAAGAAATTGAACGGGCCTGATTTTTTTGTTCGTAGATTTTTCGATACATGGGACGGGTCTGCAACGGTCATACCTGATGTCAGATACGCATCAGACGTAAATGAAATTCATTCACGTGGTGGAATTACAATCAAAATTGAGAGACATGGGGGACCTCGACATGAATTTGAAAACGAAATTGATGATATTACAACTACATATGTCATTCAAAACAGCGGCAGTGTCTCAGACTTGATCAATGCTGTGAAAGATCTACAGTCTGGGTCTGGCCAGAGGCCCGGCAACTGACGGCCGCCGACAGTGCGGCGAAAGCCTGAGGGGTCTTGTTGGCGTCATAAGACATCGTCGCCCCGGGAGCAATTCCCAGGCCGGCGCCAACCGCGAACGCATCCTGGTTCGCCCCAAGGTACACAAACTCCCAACCGTCCTTGGTGCGCTCCGTGATCAGGTCATTAATATGAGACTTGGTGTACTCCTTGCTCGCATTCTCGTGACCGTCCGTGAAGATAATCACAAGAGGAATTGTCGCCGTCTTGACAGTCTTGATAGCCTTGCCGATGGCGTCAAACAGGGCCGTGGAACCACGCGGCTTGAACGTCTCGCGTGAAAGGGGCTCGACCTCTGCAATAGGCTTGGTCTCATAGGAAACCAGATACTCGTGGTCAAACTGGATCAGGGTCATAGTACCCCCGTGCTGCTTCTGCTCATTCAGGAACGCGTTGAAACCGCCGATGGTGTCATCCCAGCAGCTCTCCATAGAACCAGAACGATCGAGGATGAAGATGCGGTCCATTGTCTTTGCTCTACTACTTCATAGGTTCTACCCTTTATGCCAGCCAATGGGCAACATCAAACAGTCTACGGTCCATGTTGAACGGACCTTCCATCATTTTTTGCTTTAAAAACTCTTCTGTAACTTCCGACCAATCCTTTACGATTATCGCACCGAATTTAAGATGCAAATCGTCAAGCCCTGACGAGAGGACGATCGGACGCGCACCATGCCACGCAGCTTCGTAAAAACGGTGAGTATCTAGACCATTACCATACGGGCATATCACAAAGAGGCTTTCAGACAGACGGGCATGATATGTGATACAAGAAAGTGAATTCTCAGTCACTACAAATGATTTATCTGAAAAATAGATGGCGCACTTTTCCCGCATTACAGTGTAACACGTGTGAGCAGCATTCATGATGTCACGGTGGTACCAGAAATTTGAGTAACAGAAAATTCTTTTTTCAGATGGCCGGATGTGATCTATGACGTACGGATTAAAAAAACCCAATGGAATTTTTGTGATCATTTCATCTTCAAATTCGCAATTAACTGCATAAATATGTGAAACTATATCTTTCACGGAATAAAACATCTGTCGTGTAAAACTCCGGTCGGTATTCCCGTACACAAGCTTGAACTTTTTAGGGAGTTTTTGAAGGAAAGGTTTAATAGACTGATCGAATGCCCATCCTTCACCTGTAACGAAAACAGCACCCACGTCACAATCAAGTTTGTACTGTCTGGAAGGGTTATATATTGGGTCTATTATGACGTCGCATGCATTTACCCACCCATCCGTACTTATGTACATTTTTTATTTAGAACTTTTTTCCTTTAGGTAGGCGTTTGGGCCGGATCTTGAGTGGAACTGCCGAAAGTTTGCGAATTGGATAAAATGCTTTGCGGCCATAAAGACTGGTCTCGTCCCGACGCACGACATACGAGTTCCGCATAGTCACGAAAAAGCGCCGGCCTTTCCGGTCATAGTAACGAGTTGTGCTTTTCACCACAAACTGGCGCTTGGCCGGCTTGACCGCCTCGCCGATAAGGGCCCTAAGGCGGGTGACACGTGGCACTGGCCGGGTCGCTTCCTTCAGGACAGCCAGGGCACGGGTCCGCTTGACCTCTGGGAGTTTGCCCTGGTTCAGAAGGGCCGCTGACCGCTTCTTGACAAGGTTCATCAGGAGAGCACCGCGGCGAGACATTTGAAATTACGCGAGAATAAAATCTAGGGTACACCTAGAAGTCCAGCACTTCTGATGGTCGGGGGACGAGATCTGAACGATCTCATCCTCACACATAAACCCGAAGATAGTTTTTACGTTTACGAATTGGAAACTCTAAAACGGGCGCACCATGAGTGGACGCGGGCATTCCCGACCATCCGTCCATTCTACGCCGTCAAGTGCAATCCAGACGAACGTATCGTCGCAACCCTCGCCGCACTGGGCGCTGGGTTCGACTGCGCAAGTCCAACAGAAATAGACCTCGTGCTGGGTCTAGGCGTATCAACTGACCGCATCATCTACGCCAATCCGTGCAAACGTCTGTCAGACATTGAACACGCACGGAAAAATAACATAAACCTGACCACATTCGATAGCGTATGTGAGCTTCAGAAAATAGCATCGAAATATCCCGAGAGTAAGGTGATCATTCGCATTCGTGCCGATGACCCCGAAGCCCGATGCAATTTAGGAATTAAATATGGAGCCGAAGAAAAGGACTGGGAGACCCTGCTCATCATGGCACAGCGCCTACGCCTAGACGTCGTAGGTGTGAGTTTCCATGTTGGATCTATGGCCAAAAATGCGTCCGCCTTCTGTGAAGGTATTTCACGCGCCAAAAAGATTTCCAATATAGCTGAGAATTTCGGATTTAAATTCAGAATTCTGGACATAGGTGGGGGGTTTTCTTCCACAAACGTTTTTGACCTCGGACCAGTTCCCAACTCAATAAATCAGTGTCTGGCGGAGACATTTGGAAATGAAATTGAGGTGATTGCTGAACCTGGCAGATATTTTGTAGAACACGTGGCGACACTCGTGACTGACGTCATGGGCACAAAACCAACTGGTATCACCATTTCAGAATCGCTTTACGGAGCTTTCAACTGTAAATTGTTCGATCACGCAGAGCCTGAATTTTACTTTCTGAATTCAGAAGGCAAATTAGAGACTAAAATGATTTTCGGATCCACATGTGACGGGGGTGATCTCATATGTAAAGAGGCTCTAGTACCGTCAGGGATTGGTGTAGGGTCATGGATGGCCTGGCCACGGATGGGTGCTTACACATCAGCGGCCACAACATGCTTTAACGGAATTCCTTTCAATAACAGGTTAAAGATTTACATTTAAGAAATTACATAATGGGTTCCGAGGACACTCCCAAGAAGCCCAAGTCTATGGACCTTTTCATGATCCTCGATCGTGTCCGTCAGTATAACGCTATGGTCTTGCCCGTCGCCGCCATCTTTGTGATGCGGTGGATCCTGGCACCAAGTACTTCAACGACCATCATTTTTCAGGAGCAGTGCGCGAATTAGCGAACAGGCAAATTTCCCAAATAGACCCCACAGTTGGGCACCATAACTTGTGATCCTTCGGGTCATCTGCATTGAAATAGACTGGGCTCCAGTTCGGGAGCCACCGGGCCGTTCCGAGATTTTTTAGCGAATCGTCGACAAATATATGATGCATATTTATAGGAAAATATCTGTACGCCTCCGCCTCTGGCTTGAGCCAGTTGCGAGGACAATGAACACTAATCTCATCACTAATTGCACGGGCGATCGGTAACGCCCATACACTTGGTGAATTTGTAAAGAGGGTGACATTCCATCCATTTTTGACGAGATCATGGATCTCCTTCGCCTCCTGCTGGAAATCACTTCCGTAAATAATTTCAGCCAAGTGATTTAGAACACGGCGGTCATAAACCTTTTCATTGAAATCAGTTGTATCTACTTGAAAAGTGTCCCGGAGACCACGGGCCGTATGACCGTGCGCGAGGTACAGAACCTTGTTCACATTTTCAGGGTCCTTTGCGGTGGGGAGCTTGTGCCGAACGTACTGGACACAGTTATCCTTGACATGTTTAAGAAGAGCCTTGTCACGGATGAGGACGCCATCAATGTCGAGCAGGAGGGACTTGTTCATTTCTAGAAAGGCGCTTGATTTATTTAAGTAACACACCGAGTTCATCAAGTGACTGAATTGTCGGGAAAATTCCTGTAAATTGATTAGTGAAATGGTAGGCTATGAAGTTCCTGTCATGCACAGTCGGAAGTAGATTGATGAGTTGGTTGTCAACGATGATGTGTGGCCCATATAAATCTTTCGTAACGGTGTAGTACGCACGTGGGTCCGGGAGATAGATCCCAGAATTTGCCGGGATGTACACGTCACAGCGTGGGTCAGTGGCCCATGCGATAGGGGCCGTCCATGCCAAGGGTGCGTTCGAGAACAAGGTTACGACGTGCCCATCATCATTGATGAACTCTTGTACAGGCCTTTTCGTGTTGTGATAGAACTCGTCAGACTTGAGATAGGTTGTGAGATGCCGAAGTAGGCTGCGGTCGTAAACCTTCTTATCAAAGTCTGAAAAGTCTTCGAGAGGGTACATGTCACTCAAGCCGAGCTTGACGTGACCCCAGTGGCGCTCAAGTGACGCTGTAAATGCACGAGGGTCCTTTACGTCCGGGGCGCGCAGCCGCACGTATTCCTCCATGTTATTCTTGACGTGGGCCAGAAGAAGTCTGTCGCGGATGGCCACACCATTGGCACCCAGAAGGATGTGCATTTGAATTGTAAAGTTGTTACGTGTTTAACTAGAGTGTATAAAGATAAATATCAATATCAGGATATGACAATTTATAATTTCATATATAGTTTAAATTCTTTTGCAAACCATACAACCTATTATAAATTTGTTGATGTTATACCAGATTCTACAATAACTAAATTAAGACGGGTTCTAGATAGTAAGAAACTTGAAATTGCTGAAGTAGTAGAGGAAAGTAGAGGAACTGTTGACATTATAAAGCGCCGTTCCAAAATTTATTGGCTTTCGAAAACTGATGAGTTTTTGGAAATTTATACAATATTTTTTGAACTTATAAGTAGGTGCAACAATGAATTTTACCAATTTAAACTAACAGAAATAGTCGAAAATATACAATATACTGTATATAATTCAGAAGACCAAGGCTGTTACGATTGGCATATAGATATGGGTCCTGGAAAGGCAAACCGCAAGTTAAGTCTCGTGTGTCAACTTTCAGACCCAAGTGAATATGAAGGAGGTGAATTTCAGATTAATCAGGGTGGTAGTATTCTAGTACCAGAAAGGACCAAAGGAACTGTAATAATTTTTCCAAGTTACATGGTTCATAGGGTCGCACCGGTTACAAAAGGAACACGACGATCACTTGTTTTATGGGTAGAGGGTCCTGCATTTGTTTAAGAATAATATTTTATTATTACAATTCCTTGATAACCATTTCCAGATCTATAACCCATTGAAGATACGTTACCCCCACCTCCACCTCCATAATAAGATGCGTCACAGTCTGTGGATGTATTTGTAACACGGCCAGGACCTCCTCCACCGCCACCTCCATTGCCACCGCCGCCGACGTACGATCCATAGGAACCACCGCCTCCACCAGCGTAAGTAGTTGCCGTCCCTGTAATTGATGATGTGTAACCTCCGCCGCCATAACCCCCTGTACCAAAACTGCCATTTCCAGAATAACCAGCCTGACCCGCACCTCCACCACCACCGCCGTACTGGTTGAGACCAGCTCCACCATCATATCCTTGACCAGCCGTACCTGCACCACCCCCCGCGCTGGCGAAACCGCCACCTCCACAACCTCCAGATTGTCCAGCATAATAGGTCACTGGCGGGTAGGCCCAGAAACCACCTCCTCCACCTCCTCCAATTGCGGTTACTGTAGCAAATACCGAATTTCCTCCATTTCCACCCACAACGCTGCCGCTATTGGCCCCGCCGCCTCCAGCACCAACCGTTACAGTTAAATTAGCTCCAGGAGTAACCGAATATGATGCAATATCCTGAACTCCTCCACCGCCCCCACCACCAGGACCATAACTTGGTATAGCCGCCACCGCACCTCCACCCCCACCCCCACCAACCATAAAAATACTGACGGAAGTAATTCCAGTTGGTACAGTCCATGACGTTGTCCCGACTGTTGTAAATGTAACCATAGTAGACGCTCTTTGCCATGCGAATGCCACAAGTCCACTTCCACCCGCCCCTCCTGAATTTCCATTATATCCACCAGCCCCACCACATCCCCAGGACCATCCAGGTTGGCCAGCTCCGGTTGTACCCGATCCACCGTTTCGAGGGTCTGCAGATACACTACCATTCCAGCTCTGTCCACCTGCCCCTCCATTGCCTCCACCTCCTCCGGCACCTGTTCCCATGAGTGAATACCAGGCCCGATTATAAATCATTCCGGACCCACCTGTAGAGCCAGATCCCGCGGTACCACCCACGACGCTGCCACCTGCGCCTCCTCCTCCTCCTACGCTTCCCGAACCAGCCGCACCTGCGTATGAGCTTCCGATAGTAACAGACGCGAATGACACGGTAGAACTTCCATATCCTCCTCCTGATCCTCCTGCACCAGGTGCACCAGACGTTCCCGAAGCACCATTTGATCCGCTGGCGCATCTCACATAGAATGAAGTATATGCACCGTCAGCTGTCGTATAAGAAATATTGGATTCTGCTGATCCTATTTTCACTAAAACAGTTTCTCCAGCTTTAAATGTAAATTGATTTTGTCGAAACGACCCTCCTCCTCCTCCCCCGCCGCCGGCGCCACTCGCTCCGCCACTGCCGCCATTACCACCCTGTCCAACAACAAGTATATCAAATAAGTTACCAGACCCGGCAGTTGGAATAGTAAACGTATAAGTACCAGGTGTGCAATATCTAATTGTTTTGTAAGCGTTTGCAGCGGTTGGTGCCAAGGTTAGACTTCTGAAAATACTAAAACTTATATAACTATTTGATGATGTATTTATCGTAGTAGTGTTTGGTGTATACTGTGTGTTAAACCTAAAATTATTAGAAAGACTGATTTGTGGAGAATTATATTGTACTAAAAATTCTGCGGCGAGTGACGAAAGACCTACATTAACAGTATCAATGGTCATCTCTACTTAAAGTCTACATTCTATTTTCAAGTAGAAATGGCCCTCAATGTCCGCAAGCTGGTACCTCATGCAACTCTTCCTGCGCGTGCCACCGCTGGTGCCGCTGGCTACGATCTCTTTTCCGCTGACGGGTATATTATCCTACCAGGCCACAGAGTGGTTGTGTCGACAGGCATCACAGTCGAGCTCCCTCCCGGAACCTATGGTCGTATTGCACCTCGTTCTGGACTGGCCGTAAAGCACGGCCTGGATTGCCTTGCTGGTGTCATCGATCCCGACTACACTGGCGAGCTGAAGGTTGTTCTGCTGAACACCGACGGTCGCAATCCATTCGTCATCCGTCCGGGGTACCGGATCGCTCAGCTGATCCTCGAGAAGTACGAGACAGTTGATGTGGTCGAGGTACCTGGCGAGTGCACGGGGCTCGTCGATATGTCGACCGGCCGTGGTGCGGCCGGCTTCGGTTCCACTGGTTTTTAAATTCACTAATACCAGATGAAGCAAACTCCAGAAAATTTCATAAAATTTATCATTTACGGGGTCTTGGCGGTTCTAGCAACATTCGTCCTTACCGGTGATTTTATGCAGACCCAACTCGTGAATGCACCAAAAAACAATCCCATCGTAAAGTTCCTGGCCCGCGACATATCTGACGAAGGCAGACAGTTCGGCCCTAGAATTTTTACGCTCTGGAACATTTCACACATTCTTTATTTTGGCCTAGGAGCATATTTGTTCCCTGATTATGTCGTCCAACTATGGTTCCTTGGTGTGCTTTGGGAGGTCGTAGAGCACTTTACCAATCACATGGCGAACCCCCTAGACATTATGTGGAACACCATTGGCATTTTCATAGGTCTGTACCTGCATAGAGAATTAAAGCGCTAAATAAGAAAGGAATGACAACTTTCCAGGCAGTTGCTTGGGAGGGGTCAGACCATGAAGACGGTAAATACGTCATTCGAATTTACGGACGGCAAGCAGATGGCAAGTCAGTTGCTCTCGGCACCACTTTTCGTCCGTACTTTTATGTCAAACTACGAGTTCAGCATAGTTTCCCTGACTTTGCTGCACTAATTCGAAAGAGGTTTCAACCTACCGAAATCACGGAGGTTCGAGCCAAGGATCTATGGGGGTTCCAGAACAATCTTCTTTCGCGATTTGCTCGGATTGAGTTCGACACTATGAGACAAATGCGCTTCTGTGCTTACGGTCTTCGTAAATCAGACACTGAATTCGGCAAGCTCAAACTGTACGAAACAAATATCGACCCTGTCCTCCGGTTTATGCACGTGACCAAAATTCGTTCGACTGGCTGGCTGACGTGTGACGCGACCGAGCCTGATTACGACACGACGTGTGACATTAATCTATGGGCTCCGGAACACACAAATATCAAGCCAGTTGACCGAGATGACGTGGCACCGCTCAAGATCATGTCATTTGATATTGAGTGTTACTCAAAGTCCGGGAGTTTTCCAGACCCTATGAAAACCGAAGACTGTGTTTTCCAGATTGGCATGACGACGCGCAATTTTGGGTCGGACGCGCCTATGGAGCGCAAGTGCCTCTGCCTCAAGGAGACTGCTGGACCTGATACAGAGAGTTTTGCGACCGAGAAGAAACTGCTTCAGGCTTTTGAAAAGTATCTTATCAAGACGGACCCTGATATCATTACCGGCTGGAACATCTTCGGGTTCGATCTCGAGTTTCTTCAGGTTCGCGCAGTCAAGAATGGGCTCGCACCTACATGGGGACGGTTCAAGGACAGTCCTATCGAATTGGTCACAAAGAACCTTTCGAGTTCGGCGCTCGGAAATAACATGCTCAAGATGGTCCCTATGCGTGGCCGGTATGTCTTTGATCTTTTCCAAGACGTAAAGCGTGAGCATAAACTCGAGAGCTACTCACTGAATAACGTCTCGAAGCATTTCCTGAAAGATCAGAAAAATGACATGCCGGTCAAAGAGATCTTTTCGAGGTTTGCAGAGGGCGATCCGGCCCGGCTTGGCGAGGTGGCTGACTACTGTCTGAAGGATACCGAGCTGCCACACAAGCTACTTGACAAGCTTTGTCAGATCCAGAACCTCGTAGAGATGGCCAAGGCGTGTTGGGTCCCGTTAGCTTTCTTGAGTGAACGCGGTCAGCAAATCAAAGTATTTAGCCAGATGGCCTTCAAGGCTCGTGAATTGAATTTTATCATTCCAACCTTTGACCGAGGACCTGCACTTGATGACGACAAGTATCAGGGTGCGACGGTCCTGGAAGCACAGACGGGTGCTTACTATTCACCAATTACTGCACTTGACTTTGCAAGTCTGTATCCAAGTATCATGTGTGCCCATAACTTGTGTTACTCGACGCTTGTGATGGACCCGAGGTTTGACAATCTTCCAGGCGTTACGTATGAGCAATTTGGACCTCACAGGTTTGCTCAGAATGTGCCGAGCCTGTTGCCTGTTATTTTGACAGACCTAAAGGCTTATCGCAAAAAGGCGAAGAAGCTGATGGATCAGGCGGAAGGGACGCCTATGGAGGCAATTTACAACGGTCAGCAGCTGGCTTATAAAATTAGTATGAACAGTATTTATGGGTTTACTGGCGCGTCTAAAGGCATGCTTCCCCTGGTCGCAATCGCATCAACTGTTACTATGCGAGGACGACAGATGATTGAGGAGACCAAGACATATGTCGAGGAGAACTTTCCGGGGGCCAAGGTCCGGTACGGAGATACTGACAGTGTGATGGTGGAGTTTGATGTACAGGGACGCAAGGGCCAGGAGGCTATCGACTACTCGTGGCAGCTGGGCGAGCAGGCGGCCGAACAGTGCACTAAGCTTTTCAAGGCTCCGAACGAACTAGAGCTCGAGAAGGTCTACTGCCCTTACTTTCTGTACTCGAAGAAGCGCTACGCGGCCAAGATGTACGAGAAAAACAAACTAGGTGAGATCGCCTTCAAAAAGATTGATGTCAAGGGTCTACAGGTGGTGCGGCGCGACAGTTGTCCTTACGTTCGCGACACCCTCAAACAACTGCTCAATATGGTCCTAGAAAGTGATGACCCTAAACCTGCCGTAAATTTTGCAAAACAGTGCGCAAAAGACCTGAAAGCAGGACTTGTGCCCATTGAGAAATTGCTACTGTCCAAACAGCTTGCAGATGGATATAAAATTACTTTGAATTCTGTTCACGAATTAAGAGAAAACATGAAGGGTCTATCAGGCGACGAAAAGAAATCGATTGAAGATCTAATAAACACAAGGGAATACAGGTTTAGTCACGAAGCAATAATTCAAAAAATGCTAAGACAAAAGGACGTCTCACCGGGTCATAGAGTGGCACTCACACAAATTATGAATGCGGTACCAATGCCTCACGTGCAAGTCAGAAACGCCATTCGTGCAAGGGCTCCAGGGTCGGAGCCACAGCAAGGAGACCGTGTCCAATTTGTGATTATCGAGGGGCGTGGAAGAATGTTCGAAAAGGCGGAGGACCCAGAGTGGGTCAGGACAAACGGTCTAAAAATTGATTACGAGTATTATTTCGACCACCAGCTCAAAAAGCCTGTGTGCGACTTGCTTGAACCTCTCGTGGGGGGCAATCCGGAAAAGGTCATATTTGCACCCAAGGTGAAGACCATTACGGACTTTTTCAGTTTAAGAACAGAACCTACTAAATAGTAAGATGGAAGGACAGATCCTCGCGTTGATCGAGGAGGAGGTGAAACGGCGTGTGGCCATTCGCCTCTCGAAGTCGCTCGAGGTTATTTCAGAACTGTATTCAGTACCACTCGCAAGGCTAATCAAGGATACGGCGCATGTGGATGCCTCGTTTTGTCAGGGCGTAAACAAAAGTGGAAAGCGATGCCTAAAGGAACCTCACGCGAATGGATTTTGTAAATTTCACTCATCCCAGGCGCCGGTTATAAAGGTTCCAGCCGCTCCAGCCCCGCCTCTTCAAGTTGAGTGGGGTAAAACATTCGAAATTAAAAACCGCTTAAACATGTAGAGCACAAAAACCTCAATGAGCAAGTCGGACGTCCTTCTTGAAAGCCTGACCCGTTTCTTTTCAGAAGACAAACATTCAGAACAGCTCAAAGATATCCTTTCTCACAGGAAGGGTATTTCTTTGCGTAATTTGGAATGGTTTGTAACGAACTATGCAAAGAATAGGCACGTGACGTATACCGCGCCTAATGGAAAATTTTTCACGGTCCATGTAGCATACAAGTCCAGCCTCGATGGCTACTCGAAGAAACTCTTCGACCCCTTTTGTCGTACCGAGCGTATTTCGTTCATGGGTCTGACGACCACTGTAGCCCAGCTGAATTTCATCAGGTGGTGCATCACGAACGGAATTATCGAGTACCTGATTACACAAAAGGAAGCCTTGCAAACCCTCCCTGAAATTCCAGAATGCTGTACCCATAATAAAACACGTACAGATTGTACCCCTGTGTAATTTCACTAGAATATTGCTGCGAAAACTGTAAAGCAAGCCGCGTTGTCTGTGAGTTTAATTTAGAAAAATTAATGTACCCACCCTGATTGTACTCTTTTGGATTGATCCCAAATGAGTACATGTAGATACTCTTGGACGGAATAGACAGACCGTGTTCCATAGGCTGTTTGAATGAATAGTAAAGGGAACCCTGGAAGGTACTTAGGATATCAACGTTATTCAATGTAATTTTAGCATTGTCAATCACGTCTATGTAATTCACTAGACCTGATACGAAATTAAGAGGAACTGCCGTCTGAATATAGTTCGTCGTGTATCCGTAGTTGTACCGCAAGTCATAGTACCGACCGTCTTTAACTCCCTCATATGTCTTGTTCCTAATGAACCATGTGATCATCTGAACTGGGAAACTGGCCGTCATTTGGATTTGGGGATTAGTTGATGTAAAAGACAGGGTGGATTCCTTCCGCACTCTGTTCACTATGTACCGTAAAGGTGTTGATTTATAAAAAAGGCGTTCTTCATCAGTCAATTTGATTTCCTCAAATATGAGCGACGGGTTAATGATGTCTTGGGCAGGCAAGTCATTTGTGATCCAGACCCATGGGTTAAATTGAATTTTTATGTACATCTTCTGGTTCCACATGGCACACATTGGGAAATACGGCCGTCTGATCCGTTCATGCTCTTTATTGCCATGGGAGTACCTTCGACAGAAGAAAAACTCCAAAGGGACTATGACGTCAGTAGTTGATATAGAATTGAGATTTGAATTGAGACCCCCATTCACTGCACCAAACATGGCAATCTGCTCGTCAGCGTCCAAGAACACCTGGTCATGAATATAGAACCAGTCATCATAAATAGTCTCTACGACCGTGTCATTAATAATGAAATCAACCTGTTTTAATATAGCACGACCCACCTGGTTTGTGTATGCATTTGACGTGGAAGTCAGCCCTGGCATTGTGCATTTAAAATACATATTTGAAAGGAGATCTCCAAGCTCTTGAGGGCGGAACTCGAGCGTTATTGTCTGACCAAGGAATGTGCTTCCTGAAATTGGAACGTTCCTCTGGTACATGACGAAATTTGAATGCTGTGGAAAGTACGTGTTCCAATCTGTATCATCCTTTCCGTTGACGTACTTTTCTTGAGGGCCAAGTGCGTACAGAGACATTGTGGTTGCTGAATTGTACCCTGTTTTGGTGAGGTCTTTGTACTTTTCCTGAAAGCTCGGGAGGTCCTTCATGTCACCGAGGTCACGGAGGGGGGCCGGGTTGCCTCCGACGATATTCTGACTGACAGTCACGACCTGATTTACCTCATCAACATTACTAGTACTTACAGAAGCACCATATTCAATTGCAATTTTCATGGGTGCCTGGACGGTGGCGGTCGTGTACACCGGAGTTACTGAATTTGGAACTGCATATTCTGTATTCAAAAATGCATATGCTATGTAAGTATTTGATATGAGCTGCCGCCGCTTACCGGGCACGGCAATCGAGCCAGTCACAACGCTTCCAGGTATGGTAGAAAATGAATTAACTGACACATTACCCGTCACGGTCGGAAGGCCCTTCACCGTCCACCCCTTTGTGAAATTGAAGGGTGCCGCCTCTGTTAGGTAAAATACAGGGATGCTCCTATCGACCATATAAAACCCTTTAATCGTCCCGTTGTAGACAGATGACAAGAAGAAACTTGTGCTATCAGGTGGATAAAGAGTGATACCTGTCGCGTAGTGCGTGTCCGTGATGGACTGAACTGTATCTGTTTGGCATTCGAAATACCAATTGTAAGGCTGGACGATGTATTTTTCAGCCCTTACCCCCCCGGGTGTGTTTGCCGCTTTTGTTACTATGACATTACCCGCAACGCCAGTGAGACCGCTGACCGTCCATCCGGGGCTGATGGGCATGAGTTGGGTTGGTGTCAATAAAGGCCATGCAGTTATTGCGTAAAATGTAATTGTGTTTGAAGAAGTTGCTTTGTAAAACCCATTGACTTGGACGGGGGTGGGTGGCTGTCCGGCGGAGGTGGGCTCGGCAGGGGTGGGTGCTGGGGCCTGTTGAGGTGGGCTCGAAGGTGATTTCGGGGGTCTGAAAAACCTGAGTAAATCTACGTACAGGTCATTCATTCCTAACTACAAATTGGTGAGGTTATTTTTCCACATCTGCACCACACTCGTCGCCTTGAGTGCCGCGCGCTCATCCACCTTCTGCTGACGTAGCGTGTTCAGTTTAGTCACCTCTTCCTTTGTGTACTGGTAAGTTTTGATGTCAAGTAGCTTGGGCCAGATTGCCTCGGCAAATTTCTCGCGCCGAAGCTGATTGTGGATCTGTTCCAAAGGTATGTTGAAGATCTGCATGCGCGGGGTGACGGCCACCGCGTCAATGAAACGAGCCTTTTCAGACAGCCAGTGAATTTGTGCATCAAGTTCCTTGAGGAGGTGAGACTTCCTCTGCTTGTAAATTCCAATTCGAATATCAATATAGTCGACCAGGATCTCCTCAGGGCTTGCGTATTTCTTCACTGCGCCATTCGGGCCGATCAGGTACATATTGCTAGTATGAATTGTCTTAGTCAGACCGAGATCACGGTACATGGTATCCTCACTCCCAGTCCACCCCCATATGCGAAAGTCAGGTGCAGTCTCCGACGAGTGATTTTCGTACTTTTGAATTGTTCCCTTTTCGCACAGGTCATCGAGGAACTCCTTGTAGTCCTGGATCCACTTTCCAGGAGGCAATTCGGTGACGTGAATTTGTGATCCCTCCTTGGCTGCCACGCCACTGAGGACCCACGTGTGATCCTTGGTCTTTGTGGTGGTGCCGCGAAATCCCTTGAAGTGAGGCACCATCGCCGCCATCGCCACCTGGTCCAGCGCGCAGCGAATGTTATGCTTAATAACTTCGACATTGTAAGGTGGCACGTAGCAACTGAACCCCGTTCCGATGCCCTCTGCACCGTTCACCAGGATCATCGGGAGTACCGGACTGTAAAACTCTGGCTCGACCTTCTGACCGTCATCAAAGTTGTATTTGAGCACTGGATCGTCGGATGGGTCAAAAATCTTTCGCGTCGAGGGTGCTAGACGTGTGAAGATGTAACGGGAGCTCGCAGCGTCCTTGCCACCTGCAAGCCGGGTCCCGAACTGGCCAGATGGCTCGAGCAAGTTCAGGTTATTCGCACCGACAAAGTTCTGAGCAAGGTTGACAATGGTGCCCTGGAGCGACGCCTCGCCGTGGTGATAGGCCGTCTGCTCTGCCACGTAGCCCGACAGCTGCGCCACCTTCATGTCGCTCATCAGGTTCTTCTTGAGACAGGCATAGATCACCTTGCGCTGGGAAGGCTTGAGGCCGTCCGCCACGTGTGGAATAGACCGCTTGATATCTTCAGCGCTAAAGTTCGCCAAGTCGCGGTGAACGAAATCAGTGACTGAAAGTTTCTGGATATGTCCGTACGGCACGCCCTCTGGTGGTGTGGCCATGTGATGCGTCAGCCACTCTTTGCGCTCGTCAGCCTGCGTCTTGGCGAAAGCGAGCACCATAGACTTGTCGGTTTCACCATCCTGTGTGAACTTGACGGTAAGTTGCTCAATCTTCTTGAAATACTCTTTGGCCTCGACGCTCGTGGAGGTGCCCAGACCCTTGTAGTACTTCACGGTACCGCTCACAGGGGCTGCAGCCCTGAACTCCTCTTCAGTAAAGTACCACACCTTGCCAGCCTTGATAACAGGGGTCACCATGCTCACCACAAACCCCAGCTCAATCAGCTTAGGCCAGTAGACGTGGAACATATTTAGGACGAGACCTTTGATGTGACTGCCGTCCAGATCTGCGTCGGTCATAATCATGAGGCGACCGTACCGCAATTCTCTCAGTGAATTATATACCTTGCCATGTTGAAGCCCGAGGATCTTTTTCAGGTTGGAAAACTCTTCATTATCCGTAACCTGTTTAACAGAGGCGTCACGAACGTTACGAGGCTTGCCCCGGAGAGGAAACACCCCGAACGCATTGCGCCCCACAACACTCAAGCCGGCAATAGCAAGCGCCTTTGCCGAGTCACCCTCGGTAATAATAAGCGTGCACTCATGGGACTTGTGGGTACCAGCCCAGTTGGCGTCATCGAGCTTCGGAATGCCCGTAATTCGCGACTTCTTGGACCCATCTGTTTTCTTGAGCTCCTTCTCGACCTGGGAGAGGCCCTTGGAGACCAGGTCATCGAGGACGCCCGTCGCCAGGATATCCTTGATGAATTTTGGTTTGATCTCGATGGCATCGGTAATCTTTGAAGTACACTCGGCCTTTGTCTGACTGGAAAAGGTTGGGTTGACGATAACTGCCCGTACAAACACAAAGAGGGCTGACTTGATCTGAGCCGGCTTGAGCGTCGAGCAACGCTTGTCCTTGGTAATTTCCTCAACGATAGCCTTGACCACCTTATCGACGTGGCTCCCTCCCTTGGTGGTTGCAATTCCATTTACAAATGAAACCTGCTGAAATGCACCACTCTTCGAGTGGGTCACCACCACCTCCCAGTTGTCCGTGTGCATTTTGGCCACATTCGTGAAACCGTGCATCTTGGCGTACTCTTCGAGGCTCGGAACCGTGAGCAACGCCTTGTTGAAATAGACCTGGGCCTTCGAGCACCACATAGCCGCATCCCACACGCGTTTCTCCACGAGCTTCAAAAAGTCGCCCGGGCCACCGAAGCGCTTCCAGTCTGGCCAGAAGGTGATTGAGACATACGGAGAGAGCTTGTCAGCTGGTGTAATGACGTCCGGTGGATGCACCTTGCTCATGTTGTCCGACCAATTCTGCCAATAGACCTTCTTGCCGTCACTAATTTCGATATTAAATTTGGAACTGAACACGTTTGCAAGCTTGGCGCCGTAGCCGTTGCGACCACCCGTCACGCGCTGCTCCTCGTCGTTATAGTTGGAGCTGGTCAAAAGGTGCCCAAAGATGAGTTCAGGGATCCAGATGGGATTGCCATCAGACCCCTTTTCAGTCTCGTGCTTTTTGATTGGGATAGATACACCGTAGTTTCGCACGAAAACAAAGTCCTTGCCGGTCACAACCTCAATCTTGTTCACCTTCTTAGGGTGCAAAGAGTGTTGATCGATCGCGTTGACCAGGACTTCGTCGAAAATTTTCACCAACCCAGGTGAAACAGAAAGCTCAGAAAATGTGAAGCCGTTCCCATCTCGAACCCAGTAATTGCCGGTTTCGGGAGGAAGGGATCCGACATAGGTGTCGGGGCGTTTGAGAATATGTTCGACATGTGTGAGCCGTTCATATTGCATTTGTTCTACTATAGGGGGGACCCTTGGCTCTAAGCCCAGTCTTCCTCCTCTTGCAGGTCGAAAGAAAGTTCGGCGTCATTTTCAGAACTATCTTCAATTACCTGCTTAATTACCTTTTCAAATTGGAGCTTATATTCACTGGGTCCACGGTAATCGTGAAGATTTGCCAAAAGACCCGCTCCTAGAATACTTGTCCAGTCTTTACGATCTGCTGATTTAGCTTGACGTTCCTTGAGTTCGGCGAGTTTCTTGTCATGTAGAGACTTTTTCTCTTCTTGAGTGAGGTCGTGATAGGCCTGGGCAACTGATGCGGCTTCGTCATGGAGAGCGTTATAGCCATAGGACGGTCCTGCATCAAACCCGCGAGCAACCTCCTTTCCATTGAAATTATCCCACAGCCAGTCGCGTGCATGTGGTGGAATTTCTCCAAAATAAGGTTCAAAAATTTCAAGTCCGAATTCCTCTCCGGCGCACGTGAACCCTTCGGGTCCAAGGTCCCAGTTAGAGCACGGCCCCATTGATTTGATAGGTCAACTTGACTTTAACTCTTATTAACGAAGAAAAACGCGAGCAGTAACATAATAAGTATCACGACTAATATGACCATTGGATCAACCTCCGTGACATTGTTTTTCTCGATAGACATTGCTCCGATCCAATAGTTGAAAGCCTCTTCGACAGTGTAGACCGGCTTACCTATACTGAGGTTAACTTCATTATGAACAGCAACTGACCAGTTGAAGAGATCGGGTCCGCTCTGCAAAGCTGGTTCTATTGGAATTTTTGCAAGCACTTCAGCAAAATGGACACGACACATTGGACATGGGAGTATTTTAGTAAGGCTATCAACAAATGTTCTGACGGCTTCTTTGTCCTGCTCAGAAAGTTCAACACTTGTAGATAAACATGCTAGATGTAAAGATCCCCAAAAATAGGGACCCCATTTTCCTAACGACATTCTATAATCTATTTGGATTTAATTTTTGCTAGTTAATAAACTCGATAGGTCTGACGCCGCCTCCACCCCACCTACGAGCGCCTTGGCGTTATTTGAAAGGCCTGAAAATATGACGTAAATCAGGTATGAAATCAGCATCATAAGAAATCCACAGACTAAAAACATCCAACCGCCTTTCTGGTCTGACATACCGTTTGCGGCGTCCTCTGGTTTTGCTGGATCGTAACGTACATTTTCAGTCTGGCCTATTGTCTTGCCCGCGCCCCATGTGCCGTTAATTGTATATGTCTTTGAATTTACTGCATATGCTATTTCGCCTGAACACACTGGGGGTTTATCCGTCGTACAGCTCTGACTTTTAATAGACCCGCTCACATTAGCTGTCTTGGTATCTTTACGGGTGATCAGAAAAATACCGAATATAATGAAACACAGACCTACTATAACGGCTACTACGACACCTGAATACGTCCGGAGTTTTCCATAAGTCGATAGACCTCCTTTTACAGTATCCATTATTTATCACTTTGAATTTAATTCTCCTCGTCAGCCTCTGGTGCGACCTCTGGTGCGACCTCTGGTGCGACCTCTGGTGCGACCTCTGGCGCGACCTCTGGTGCGACCTCTGGCTCAGCGGCCGAAACGAGTTCCGGCACCTCCTCCTCTTCCTCCGGCTCTTGCGCGGCGTTGAGCGCCTCCTCGATCAGTGCCGCGGCGCGAGCAACTGGCACGTCCTCAACATCGGCCTCGGCCACATAGGGCACTATTGCCCACCGCGTCGGTGCACTCCGAGAAATATCAACTGAACCACTGTCGTACACAATAGCCAAGCTCTGGGCACAGTTAACTACTTCACCCGTTTCGAGGTTAACTGAGAAAACGAAATCAGTCGCGTGACCATCGTGGACGCTCTCCACCAAATGGTATTTGCTCTTGCACAGGCACTTGCCTGTCTTAACATTCTTTATATGATCCGTGCATGACGTGTCATATACAGATGACTGTTGGATATCACCAAGGACGATGCGGTCATCGGAAGTTGCACCCCAGAAAAGACCAGTCTCAGTGTGCTGAATACGGAAAGCCATATATTATATGTACAGGAAAAACTTTAAACTCGACCACCGCGGAGACGAAGGACCAAATGAAGAGTGGATTCCTTTTGGACATTATAGTCTGCTAGAGTACGGTCATCCTCGAGTTGCTTTCCCGCAAAAATCAAACGCTGCTGGTCTGGAGGAATTCCCTCCTTGTCACTAATTTTAGCCTTCAAATTTGCAATGCTGTCACCTGACTCAACCTCGAGAGTAATGGTCTTGCCGGTAAGCGTCTTGACAAAGATTTGCATTCTAGTATTATTTTGGTGCATTTTTTTAAGTGGCCTTGGCCCCAAAAAAAGGTTGTGTGCCCGGCTGTAGGTTGACGGGGACCATAAGGTATACACACAATGGCAGACCGCACCTTCGCCCGCCTAAGAGCCGACCTGCACTCCGCGCGCAAGCCTGCAAAGGTCATCCACCGCGCGCCCGTCCCTGAAACCGCCCCGGTGACACCAGCGCCAGCCAAGCCCCCGCCCGCTCCGCCCAAGGGTCAGGGGGGACCCATCTGGCAAAAGCTGTTTGCGGACGCGGTAGCTCAGGGGCACCCGGAGCCTGCGCGGCTTGCCGACACCCTTCTGCGCGCCCGCGAAAAGACCCTTGAGCTCAAGGAAAAGCGGCACAAGGTTGAAATCACAACAAAGAAGCCGACCCCAGCTGAATGCGCTGGGGTGGTGGCAGGCGCCAAGAAGGTCACAGGTGGCGCATTGTGCAAGGCGGTGACACTAGAAAACCGGCCCTGCAAGTTCAGGGCGGTCTGCGGCGACTTTTGCAAGAAGCACAGTGCGGGGAAATAATCTTTGTATAGTGTAATGCAGGTGAACCTTAACTACGTTTGGGCCGCCATGGCCGTCAACTTTCTCCTTGTCTATATCGTCCCTAAGCTTATAAAGAAACCCACCAAAATAAAGGTCATTGACGATACTGTTCTGTATCTCAATTCTCAGAAATCATTTTTGTTGTCCTCCACCATTATAATAGGTATAGTAACCTACCTGGCTATTTATTGGGTCCAGAGCGCCTCCACTGACAGCGCCCCAGCCAAGTCTCCTGAATTTTAATCGTCACGTATTAGTAATATGAATAACACCCTGACCGGTGCGGCAAATAACCTGCAGCGTGCAAACGCAAATACCACTAACGCAATTAAGAATATTTCCAATGGCAATACTTCCGCGGCCAACCGCAACTTTGTCACTGCTTCCAACCAGCTGACAAATGCACAGCGTGCTCTGCAAAATCAGGCGGCCATCGCAAAGAACTTGGGCATGGCGGGTCTTGCGAACAAGTTGAATAACGCCGCTAAGCTCGCCGGAAATGGCGAGGCTCTCAAGGCTCTGAAGACGCTGAAGAATACCGCAAAAGGTCTGGGACAATAGACTTCATTAAATTTTTAGTATGAGTGTGATCCCACTGTCGCACCTTGGCTTCATGGCACTCCTTCATGCACCTGACAAGGCTGGAATAGTCTGGCTGACCCCACAATAGATCTTTGGTGAACAGAAAATCATCAAAACCAATTGGCCCTGGTGGAGAAGGCACGACCCATGGCGTCTTGACGTACTCCTTGAGCCCCCCATAGTCCGTAATAATTACAGGCTTGTTATGAAGCGCCGCCTCAACCGCCCCCATTCCGACCCCCTCGGAATGAGAGCAGTTAATGTAACAGTCACAGGCCTGATGAATTTTCTCCATCTGCTCATTCGTAAGCAGTCCATTAATAATCGTCAAATTAGGAATGTTAATTGAGAAATCCCGGACGCATGTCGCCTTGATCACAAGGCGGGCATCTGGAAACTTGCATTCCTGCCACGCGTTAAGCAGGGCCCTCGTATTCTTGCGCGGGTCGATCACATTTCCTATTGTATAAAACGTATAGACCTTTGACACTGGTTCGCGCGGTAGCGGCTCTGACGCGTACAGGTGAAGTATCTTCCAATTCACTTCCGGAAATTGGCGTTCAAAAACAGTCTTGCAAAAATCAGACGCGACATAGAGGGTCTTATACTTTGCCAGGATCCCGTACTGTGCGTTGACCGTTTCAGTCTCACAAATTGTCATGTACATCTTTTTTTTACAGTTACCCATGTAGCCATCCACGACCGTCATATGTTCCTCAATTGGCAAAACGAAAGCAAAACCTACATCATATAGTGAACTCTTTGGACTTTGTCCGAACTCAATATATTCTGTTTCATGTCCCTGGTTATCAAGCAGGTCTGCATATCTCTTTGTAACCTGACCTATTCCGGCCAGTAGGCGTGGCCCGATGAAGAGCCACTTCATTGGTTAATTGGTTGTATGTCATTTTTAAGCATTTTAAATACAAGTTCCTGGAATGAAATAGTCGGTTTCCAATTCAGTGTGTCGGAAGCCTTGGTTGAATTTGCTATCAGAACGTCAACCTCTGCCGGGCGATAGAACTCTGGATTGACTTGAATAATCACCTGACCAGAAGAAGTGCAGATGCATTTCTCTTCGATGCCGGTACCCTCCCAACGCCAAGGCACGTTGATAAAATTTAGGGCAGTCTCAATGAATTCTCTAATAGAATGCGTCTGGCCAGTGCCGATCACGAAATCCTCTGGCTCGGGTTGCTGCAGCATGCGCCACATGGCGTCGACGTAGTCGGCTGCATGACCCCAGTCACGTTTGGCATCTAGGTTTCCTAGCTCAATAGGTGCCCTTGTCTTGATCCACTGATCAAGACCTAGAGTAATCTTTCGCGTAACAAATTCAGGTCCCCGGCGCTCCGACTCGTGATTGAACAGAATACCATTGCATGCAAATATTCCATAGGCCTCACGGTAGTTCTTTGTTATCCAGTACGCGAACACCTTAGAGACCCCATAGGGGCTTCGAGGATAAAATGGGGTGTTTTCTGTCTGTGGCGTCTCCTGCACCTTGCCAAACATCTCACTCGTACCCGCCTGATAAAACCTGAATTTCAATTTGTATTTTGAATTGCGAATTGCTTCAAGAATTCTTAGGGCACCTAGAGCATCCACATTGGCCGTGTACTCGGGCTGGTCGAACGACAGTTTGACGTGTGACTGCGCCCCTAGGTTATAGACCTCGATCACGTCATAAATTTCTGCAATTGAATTCAGGACTGATGAGATGCGTGACGCGTCCGTTAGGTCACCCTCTACCAAATTGAATTCTGGATGATCTTTTACGGCTGCGAGCCGCTCGTGCTTGCGCTCTGAACAGTACCGGGCCATCCCGTAGACTGAATAATTCTTCTCAAGGAGAAGCTCGGCCAGGTAACTGCCATCCTGACCAGTAACACCGGTAATGAGCGCCGCCTTCATTAAACATAAAGAAAGGATTATCTTTATGTTTATATGAAATTGTACATAAAACATTGTCCTTTCTCATGTTCAGAACGTAGGCCCATCCTAGAAAAGCATCTGGAAGAAAGGGGGTTCACAGATGTTGTATGGTACACAAAGTACTCTAAAAGTAATCCATTTGTCGAGTGGATACACGAAAAATTCAATAAACGCTGTTCTGTCGAAGGGATTTCTGGTCTCATTAAGTTCTATGAATGTATGCTTATGTTTTTAGAAGATGAAACGGCTGGTGATCGCGCAATATTTTGTGACGATGATGTGGTATTTATAGATGGTGCAAAAGATGTGATAAACTCGGTCGAGTATTATCCGTTCATTAATCTGTCGATGGGTATTTGGTTCCACATATATCCCACTAAAATGATTATGGAAAATGATAAATGGAATAATGGGGGTGCAGAGGCTGTAATGATATCTCGGGATTATTGTAAGTTTCTTATTAATAATTTCGATCTACGTGCGGGTATAGATCATGTATTGGCAGCCCCTCTCCTTCACCATGGTTTAAAGTTATATATGCTGCCTATTGCGCAACAGACATCTCTACTCACGAAAGTTGCAAATTTTAATGATCCAATTTCATCTGAGATTTGGTATGATTTCATAAATGGCTATAAACCGACCGGTATAAGTTACCTGGACTTGTGGAAAGAAAGTGGACTGAACAGGGAAGATAACATGTATGAACTGAAACAATTAGTCGAAGAGGATTTCTATAAGGTGTACAATCAGCGAATAGACATCAAGAACCTGAATTACATTATTTTAAGGGCTTCTGCAATTCTTTCAAAGTCTGAATGAGGTAATTGACTTTTAGGGTTATTTCCCAATCCGGATCTTTCAGTATCATGAGAAGGGTCATTTTGGATTTGTGATCTAAATTAGGGATCCGAATGAACCAGGCGACTATCCACTCTAACCACATACGTACTTCAAAAATAAATCCTTTAAGTTAATAGGATGAGCTTTATACTCGTGGCGGGAATGACGGCTGCCGAACTTTTCGGAAACGCTCACCTCAAGTGGTTTGCTGAAGAGGGTAAACACCACAATTTTCTTTTTGGTCTGATTGCGTGGTTACTGGTTCTGGCCCTGTTGATAAAGACCCTCCAGGCCGAGAGCATGATGTGGACGTGCATTATGTGGGAGGCTATGGTGGTAGTCGGTGGTGCCCTGACGGCCTGGCTCATCTTTGGTGAAAAGATAACTCACTGGATCCAATTGCTTGGAATTCTCTTTGCTGTGGCTGCCGCCATTTGCATCAACTGGAATTGTCAGTCTAAATAAGAAAAAAACGCAAGACTATGATATGGAAAAACAGATTGAGCAGCTTCGTATGCTCATTCGTGAAAACGTACTTCCCCGCCTCGACAGCCATGAGGCGGAGATCTACGAACTTCGGGAGGTGACGTGGCCCGTCTGCCAGGGACAGAGGGACACGGCAGCGGGAGGGGTTTTTACAAATATTATGGCGAAACGCCTATTTTTTAAATTTATGCACCCTAAGGATATCCTTAGGCTTTTGCGACGCAAGGCGGCGGTCATGGGAATGTGCCCATCTTTAGCCTACGAAGAACTTCGACAGATCCGGGTAGAGGGACCTCAATGGGACGTGGAAGCAGCGCAGTTCGCCCATCAATAAACTTGCCCTCCTTGATCCACTCTTTTATATTTTCCTCGGTTTGTAAATGCTTGTGATCATTTTCATCTAGAGCATGTGCAAACGTCTTCATCTTATTCAGGACCATCTTTTCGTCCCCAAAGCTGCTCAGGTGCCAGCCCGCCTCTTTCAGTACTGGAAACTTCCAGCGATTGTCGCGGAAGTAGTTCACGGTCCACTTCCGTACAAGGTCAACGGTCGTGACGACCGTGCCGACCCACGGCTCTTCCATAAACATATAGTCGAAACTGTAATTAAACATGTACATATGGGTCGCTAGGACGCCTGCAGGCATCTTTTCGAACGGCACCTTTGACATGTCAGGAATTTCATCCACGTCACTGATCATGATGAGCGCGTCATCCGGGGCATCCTGCACACCGGAAAGAATTGCTTCGCGCTGAAATTTCTCACGAGACCATGGGTTCTTGTCGGTTGGCGCCGCCTCCTTGGACACTAGGACGTACCGGATCTTTGGAAGCCACTTGCTGAAACGCTCGGTATTCTCCTTGAAAAATAGGGGCTTGTCTCCGCCAATGTGGTTGACCTCTGCTTCTACAAGTACAAATTGATCCACATATTCGTCGAGCAAAGTTAGACGGAGCTCAAGAATGTCAAGTTCGTTATAAAACATGAACGCATCGATCAGCATTACATATTACTTGACGACCTTCTCTAAATACATTTTAGCAATGTCAATTCGGTCTTGTAGAGATTTCTTGTCGATGGCCATACCGCCCACTATGTGGATGAGAAAGTCCCCCGACTGCCACTGACCGTCGACGCCAAGGATATCTTTCGTTCCCGTAAATTTAGGAAACTGATACAGGGTGTAGTCGTACGCGTTGAACATCCTCTGAGGGACGATCTTGATCCACTTTTTCCAGTACGTAGCAGTCGCCATCTCTTGGATCCACTGGTTCTCCGCCATCATATTATCACGGTAAGCTGCACGTGCGGCGATCATCGATTGACAAAACCCCCGGCCGATTTCAGAATTACGGATCAAAATATTCCCGCAATTTGTTCCGTTAATATCGGCCGCCAGAATGACGTGGTACCTGTTGTCCGCAAGGCGGTCCAGGGTCACCGTGTGGTTGGTAAAAAGTGCGTCACAATCTGAGAACATTACCCACTCGCACGTCGGATATTTCGCAAACATATCAAGAAACCGGTAACCACGCTCAAAACCCCAGTCGCCCATGACACCCAGGTCTATCCGTGTGTGCCATGGCCCGTCCCCCATAGTGTCGAAAACGTATCCGTGCCGATCACAGTACTCCTTCTTATTGGTGTCCGTCACCGCGGCAAATTCAGCCCAGTCAGGTGTGTGTAAAGAGGTTACAACAAAACTCATAAAGAAATTAGTAAACTAATCTTTATGTCAGTCTGTATTTTGGGAGGCGGATTTATTTCAAAAAACCTGGCTAGATATTTTGGCTCGAGGTCAAGAGTTGTTCGACAGTCTGAATTAAATCTTGTAAATACAGAGGCTGTTAACGAGTTTTTCGGGTGCAACAAATTTGATTATGTAATTCTATGTGCCACGGTAGGTGGGTCGCGCCTTGAGCCGGACCCACCCGACACCATCGAACGGAACCTTCTCATGTATATAAATGTATGCACAAATCGCCACCTTTTTAAGAAAATTGTATGGTTTTCGAGCGGCGCGGTGCGCAATCTGAAGTCTCTCTACGGTCTGTCAAAGCTTGTTCAGGAGCATATGTACACGACACCGGGTAATATATACTGTCTGAGGGTATTTGGGTGTTTTGGGCTAGACGAGCTTCCTTCTAGATTTATATCCACATGTATCCGGGAGGGTCATGTAGATATTGAAGAGGACAGGTATTTTGATTTTTTTGATGTCCGTGACCTAGGTCGGGTTATCGATTACATATTTGAAAATGAAATTCAACCAAAAATAATGGACACGGTTTATCCAACATCTTATAAATTATCTGAAGTGGCGGAGATGGTCGGAGCCACGTGTACCGTCAAAGGGTTTAACGGCAGTAATTACACTGGGAACAAGTCGGATCTTAATTTTATGGACTTTGAGCCTTTGCCTTTGTTGCTGCAAAAGTTTCGAGAAGATTACATACGTAGTCAACGTCTGTCAGAGACATCCCGTGATGGGCCCCAAGAAGGAACCCCTCACCCATGATGCGGTCTGAATTTTCAAAGGGTTGCAGGTACTGGCGCCACGCCGGATGGCGCGTGATATTACCTGCAAAGCACACGCGCGTCTGGACACCGTTAGCCTCGAGGAAATGAAGCAGCTCGAGGCGGTCTGGGCACATGAGTGGGATAGCGAGCCAGTTTGGCTTTTTGCTGTCATCTGGCAGTGTGTAATATGTGGTGTCCTTGAGACGCTCGAGATATCTCTCAATGTTCGCACGGCGCTTCGCCAAGAGCCCGTCGAGCCGATCAACCTGTACTAGCCCAAAAGCAGCATTCATCTCTGACGCCTTCAGGTGGTAGCCAGCAACCCCGTACAAGAACTTCCAGTCGTACGGAATTCCGTCGACCGAGTGGTTGAAACGGTCGGATGGGTCCTCCGAGTTGTCACCGATGCGACCCCAGTCGCGATACATAATGGCCTTCTTCAATTGAGTATCCGAATTGAACATGACCATCCCACCAACCCCACCTGCCGTGATGACGTGGCTGGCGTAAAAACTGGTCGTCGAAATGTCACTCTCAGGGGTCATAGTGATGGTGTCTGCACTGTCCTCGATGAGCACAAGGTCAGGGAAAGCCTCGCGGAGCGCCTTCCAGTCGGGGGTGTTACCGATGAGGTTTGGAATGAGGAGCACCTTTGTCCGTGGGGTGACGACGGCACGGATCTGCTCTACGTTAGGAACGTACTTGGCAATGTCCGCGTCACAAAATACCGGAGTGGCACCGACCTGCTGAATAGGGGCGACGGTGGTGGCGAACCCACACGCCGGAGTGACCACCTCGTCGCCTGGCTGCAAGTCAAGTACGCACAGAGCGAGCAGGATAGCACTCGACCCAGAATTTACGAAAAGTCCATGCTTCTTCCCGAAAAGTGCAGCAATTTTATTTTCAAATTCAACAGTTCTGGGACCAAACCCTGCGAGCCACCCTGCGCGAAGAGATGCCTCGACTGCCTTGATCTCCTCTTCACCGTAAGCCTCGAACTGATTTGGTGCATACCAGACTTTCATTCTATTAATTAGGTGTCGTATTTTTTTAAATACTTCCAACTTTTCATCTCAAGGTATTTTTCAAGTTCTTCTGAATTTAGATTGTAAAAGTATTCCTCTGAAGGAAATTTCACGTTACGAACGTCGGACGCGTATTCTGTAAGGGCTTTGGAGATGACGTTTTCACAATTCGCGTAACGTTTAATAAACCGTGGGGTAAAGTCCCAGAACATTCCCAACAGGTCATGGATGATGACAACCTGGCCATCCACCTTATTTCCAGCGCCAATTCCGTATACCGGAATATCCAACTCCTTTGTTACTATGGCTCCTACGTCATTAGGGACGGCTTCGAGGAGAAGAAGGGACGCACCTGCTTTCTGTATGTCGATGCTCTGTCTGACAAGTTTATCAATTTCGTGACTAGTCTTGGCCTGAATGCGGTATCCGCCGAGTTTCGCCCGCGTTTGGGGCGTCAGGCCGAGGTGCGCCATGGCGATCATCCCGGCACCGTTGATTGAATTAATATGGTCAGGATAGAACCCCTCGAGTTTTACAGCGTCCATTCCAGCAGCGACCAGGCGACCAGCATTCTCAATAGCTCTTTGTGTCGAAGATTGATAAGACATGAATGGCATGTCACCTATGAGGAAAGGTCGTTGGGCCCCACGGGCAACCGCCTCGCAGTGTGTAACCATAGTATCCATAGTCACCTTATTTAGATCATGAATTCCATGGACTGTAGAACCAACTGTATCACCGACAATTACAAAATCGATATTCTTGCATGTATCGACAATTCGGGCAAAAGGATAATCATATGCAGTCACACCCACGCTTTTGATACCCTGAAGCTTATTCTTACAAAGAGACAAAATTGTTCTTTTGCTCATTTTATAAAGATATAATGTCATTAATCTTTATGACTGTGGTGGAACAGATTGTAGATCAACTTGCCAATTACGGGCTAGACACTTATTTCCTGGTTACAGGAGGGGCCATCGTACCTTTTGTTGACGCAGTCGGACGTAATTCGCGTGCTAAATATTACTGTTTTCAGAATGAGCAAGGGGCGTCCATGGCGGCCGAGGCTTACTGGCGGGTTTCAGGCAAGATTGCGGTGGTGCTCGTGACGAGCGGTCCCGGTGTCCAAAATACACTCAACGGAGTGTGTGGATGCTGGTATGATTCCGTCCCGTGCCTCGTCGTGAGTGGACAGGTGAATACTTCAGAGTCGCTCAATTCAATCAAGTCTCGGCCCCGTCAGGTGGGTTTTCAGGAAATGCCAGTCGTGGATATATTCAAGACATGCACCCTAATGAGTGAACAGGTGCCGACTGCTGATAAGATTTCAGATGTGTTCAGTCGTGCACTGTCTATCCTGAAGGGCACTGTGCGGAGTGGCCCGGTCGTTATAGACTTTCCCGTAAATCTTCAGATGGCAAACGCGCCTGTAAATATTACAATTAACTGGCCTTGCCCGGCGTGGGACAAGGTTAATGTGGTGGATGAAATCCGTCAATCGAAACGTCCTCTCGTCATTCTAGGAAACGGGTCGCGCCACAGCAAGGTGCGTGAGTGGATAGACGCTGCAGGAATACCGTTCGTTGCGTCATGGGCTGCAATTGATATCATTCCACACGATCATCCACTGTTCATAGGGTGCCACGGGGTGTACGGAGACCGCACTGCCAATTACGCAGTCCAGAATGCAGACCTCCTTATTATACTTGGGTCACGGATGGACACACGTCAGACGGGCGGAAACCTGAGCACGTGCTCACGCGTCTCTCGGCGCATCATGGTTGACGTGGACAAGGAGGAAATTGATAAACTAAATGAGCGTGGTTTCAGAATTGATGTACCTATTATTTCTACAGTCGACGAATTCATTTTACAAAATGAGGTGAAAAATTTGGACACATCTGACTGGGTCAAGGTGGTTGACAATTGGAAGGTTGAATTTGGAAATGAAATTACGCGTGAAGGAAATGTCTATAAGGTTCTTGAGGATCTTTGGAAGACCCTTCCGGACGAGTGTATCGTGATACCTGATTCGGGTGGAAACCTGACGTGGACAATGCAGACCATCCACCCAAAGAAGGGTCAGCGAGTGTTTTCTAGTCTCGGAAATTCCTCTATGGGTTACTCACTTCCGGCATCCATTGGAGCTGCAATCGGAACCGACTGTAAAGTTCCTATTTACTGTATCGAGGGAGATGGTGGCCTCCAGATGAACATTCAGGAACTTTCGACCCTTGCGAAATACAAGCTCCCTATCAAGGTTATTGTTTTGAATAATGCAGGGTACGGTATAATCAAGCAGTTTCAGGATGCGTATTTCGAGGGACGTCACACGGCGACAAGTACTGATGACGTGTTTGGTGACAGTACCCCAATTGACCTGCAAAAAATAGGGGAAGGTTACGGGGTTGAGATCATGGATCTGAAAATTGACACAGACCAGAAAATTTATCCTAAATTAGAATTCGGAAATGCACTTGAAAATATGGCTCCATATAGACCTGAATTACACAAGTACATGATAGTGCCTCCGGTCGAAGCTATTAAAGGTGTTGGTTGGATTACTAAATAATGCGAGTACTTGTGACTGGAGGACTTGGCTTCATCGGGTCAAATTTTATTGAACATATTTTGAAATCAAATTCAGAAATAGAAATCATAAATATTGACAAATGTGATTACATGGCTCGGGAGAAGAATGTCGAGCCTGGTCCAAGGTACACTTATATACGCGCAGACATCACTGAGAGATATCATATGACGCACGTGTTCCTCGAGCATCAACCCGAGGTGGTCATTCACTTTGCGGCACAGTCGTGTGTCGACCGTAGTTTTGACCAGTCTTTCCAGTTTACTAAAGACAATGTGCTAGGGACACACGTACTCCTCGAGACTGCCAAGGACTACGGAAAGCTTAAAAAGTTTATTCATATAAGCACGGATGAGGTTTACGGTGAGGTGGGTCCTTTGTCCACGTCAGACGAGACGTCGCCTCTCAACCCGAGTAATCCCTACTCGGCAAGCAAGGCTGCGGCTGAGCTTTACGTCAGGGCCTATATGCACGCTTACAAATTGCCATGTGTAATTACGAGGGGTAATAACGTGTTTGGTCCGAAGCAATACCCTGAAAAAGTTGTTCCACTTTTCATTTCTAAATTGCTCAAGGGTGAGGCTTGCCCGATCCATGGAAACGGGACGACCCGTCGCAACTTCATCCATGTTGATGACGTGTCACGTGCTGTCGAGATCATCCTCGAAAAGGGGGAGATTGGAAAGACGTACAACATTGGGAGTTCTCACGAATATTCAGTGATTGATATATTCGAAAAAATTTCCAAAATTCTAGGTCAAGGTAAGTGCAAGTATGTATCTGATCGGCCATTCAATGACAGCCGGTACTGTATAGATAGTTCAGCCCTAAGGGCACTGGGGTGGTCCGAGAACCCTGATTTTCATGATTGTCTACGCAGAACTATCCAGTGGTACATCGAGTTCAGGGACTGGTATTCTGACCATCCCTGAAGTGGCGGTGGCGCGCTGCCAACGCAATGAGTGTTTTCTAGTAAAATCACTTACGGCCAAGTAACATTCGGAATTGTCCCAACAGTCGTGGACCAATATGACCGTTCCAGGTTTCATACGTGGATAGATTAATTCAAGGTCAGTTAAACATCCTACGTATGAATGGTCACCGTCTATAAATGCTAGATCAATAGATTTCAATGGATGAATTTTAAGAGTATCACCCGACTTTCCACGAATGGGTATAATTCGATTTTCTAATTTGTTCGCCAAAACACCTTCATAAAACTTTAAAAAATAATTTTCAGTTTCGGGCGGTGGAATAGTTCCCTCGAGTTCCGACCAATTATCAACCCAAATATCATGGGCCCATACTGTTGCTTTAGACCCCAAAGCGACAAGGACTGACGAACATCCTAAATACGATCCAGTTTCGACGTATCTACAATTTTCGTCTAAAGTTGAAGCATATGTGAGAATTATCTTAGTATCATTTTCTGTAAGAGTTCCTTTGATGCCATTAACCCATGTATAACTAATGTCATCAATTGTATCGAAAAGAACGTCTACTGTCATTATAAATAGTACTGAAATAATTACTTTAAGCTGAGCATGTACAGTGTTGACCGAATAAGAGCGGTAATTTCATCTTGTATATTTTTCAGGTAGCTGTCCCGTGGGAGCTTGATGGCGCGGATGCGCGTCAGGAGGCTTTTGAAGTACTGTTTGGCCTTCCGTGGGTCGCGAACGGTCTTTTTGTTGAATGAAATACGGGTCAGTCTTCCGTACCGGCCCATATAGGCCTCGGCCCATGCGTCGGCCAGTGGGATGATGCCCTCGTAGTACGCCTGAAGAGCCTTGTGTTCGGCATAAGACGAGGTCGTGAGATGGAACGCATGCGCCTGGTTACGTGAAGACATTAAGATGCCCACATATTTCGACGCCATATTAATTACTTCAAGGAAAAAAAACTAGACAACCAGTAGAGGATGGTCTTTACCGAGACTACTATTCCAAGTGGAGAAATCCTGTACAAGGGATACAGGCACATAGGGTGCCGGACGTTACTCAAAGATGCACGTACATTTTTTCTGACACAGAGCGTCGACACGGCAAAGAACTACGGTACGCCATGTTCGTACAGGGTCAAAAAAACGCTTCGTCTATTCGACCTGACACACCACAACCTGAATTTACTATTGACCAGTAAATATCCATTGACAGATGAAACTCGAGCGGCCCTCCGTCTCGTCACGGGTGTAGGGGTGACTGCCGCCCAGCAGAAAACGATGCTTGGTAGACTATTAGGTCAGAAAGAGATTAACAAGTTGCCCAGTGTCGGCAATAAGCCAGGAGGCCGTGCGAGCTACAAAGAACTGAACAAGCTCGCCTTTGGCAATTTGTCAAAAGAATTCCTCACGCGTGAAGGGTATGATGGGTACTATTCCGCAAAACAAAATTCAGCGTTTCATAAGGGGGAATTTCCATCTGAAATTATGCTTGTAAATGCGTACAGGCATATAGAAAAGTACACAAAGTCTGGTCAACTTCTCCCCGTTGTGGATGTCCATTCTATCAAACTGGCCCTTCCACGTATTTTCATGGAGTTTTCAAAAGGGACGACGCGTCTGACCCGTCCGTACGGCAAGGGTCTCGTAATTTTTTGCACAGGGGGTATGGCTGTCAGGACCTATCTTCAGGCTCGCAAGGCATATTTGCCTCCCAAATTAAGACGGACATCTGATTTTGATTTTACATTTGCAATTCCAAAGGCGGTCAGGCAGCCTCTCGAGCTTTCGAGCTACGTCATCTCGATGAGACGCATCATGACTAATCACATGAACGCATTTATTAGATATTTAAATCGCGAATATAGCGGCTGTAACGCCCGACTGAATATAACTCGGCGCGTAAAATCACCCTTTAACAATCCACGTATGCAGGTACCGGCAACAAACCGCCGTATTTATCAGGTGGTTACATATGACGTCATATTAGGGAACGGTGAAAAGGTTGGACTGGTCGACACGGCACTTGCGGTTTATCCAGGTGCCAGCCGTAGCATGCTCCACTTGCCACTTTCGTACAAATTAGGAATTCCAATTCAGAGACTGAGATACCAACTCAAGGACAGCCTTGCTCTCTTGACCGGGTCGTTTCTGTACAAGGGTTTAATTTCTCATAGAAATCCATTGACCGGCAAGACGAAAAACAAGGGTGCCAAGAATGTAGCACGGACAGAGGGTCTTATACGCATCGCCAGACGGAATAACAGTCTGCGGAAAGTGTCAAACGAGACGGCACCTCTCATCAATAGGATCAAGAATAGAAACATCAAAGGATCTCGGCAACGTGCACGACGCGTAGAAAAATTATTGAAGCAAATTAAGTGATGCAGATTTTAGTAATTGCATTCTCAACTTTGCTAATTTCATTTTTAATTTGGTGGTGGGTTTCAAAATGGACTGGTCGGGGGTACACAGGCCGTGACGCGCCGTGGCAGCCACCCGAGGTCCATGACAACATTTTGACACCGGCCGAATGTGACTACATAATTAAGAAAGCTGATCCGTTGTTTACACGTAGCAGTGTTGTTGGAAGTGCCGCGCCAAGCGACACACGCACCAGCGAGACGGCATGGATAGCCAAAGACGACCCAGTAGCTCGCAAAATTTTAGAGCGTGCTTCACAATTGACTGGTAAATCCATGGACAACTGCGAGAGCCTGCAGGTTGTCCGGTACAAGCCAGGGTCGTACTACAGGGCCCATCACGACTCATGTTGTGATGACGTTCAGGCGTGTAGAGATTTCGAGGGCATGAGTGGTCAGCGGGTCGGCACTCTCCTTGTATATTTGAATTCAGAATTCACAGAGGGCGAGACGCATTTTCCGGAACACAACGACCTGAAGGTCAAGCCGCCAAGGGGTTCAGGGGTATTTTTCCGCCCACTCGGTGAGAATGAAAACAAGTGCCACCCGAAGGCGCTCCATGCAGGCCTCCCAATAAAAGAGGGCACGAAATACGTGTGTAACGCATGGGTCCGTGAAGATAAATTTGTTATGTAAATAATAGATGGACCCGTTTGCTCCTCCGAAACCCAACCCTAATAACGGGCTTATTATCGGTTTTGCTATCCTATTTGTTATAACGGCTTTTGTGGTCGGATATGCCCTTCTTTATAAGCCACCAGTACCAGCGCCTTCACCACCAACGCTTCCACCTTGCCCCAAGTCCCTGATGGTGATCAAAAATATCACGAGTAATACTTTTATAATAGTACAGCCGGGTACATACGACATTACTCGTGACAATTATGAAATGATTGTTTATCCTCCACTGCACGTGTCGGCTTATGGGCCAACAGGGGACTTGCAACAGACTTCATATCTGATGCCTGAAGGTGTTACGTGTGGTGAGGCGGTTAAACTAGTGCTTGATAAAGAGAAGAATTATAACGCCGTGTCCATCTCGAAAATCTAGGTTGTGTGTCCGGCTTAAGGAGGCAAGGCACCTTAAGGGTAAGACAAAATGGAGTTTGCCCAGTCTATCGGTTCCCTGGTTGCCGAGCGCGACAAGGCTTTCGTGGAGCGCGTGGCCGCTGACACTGGTATTTCGTACAAGGACTTGTACGCGCTTTATTGTGAGGTTAGCGAGGCGGCAATTAAGGTGCCGCGCAAGTACAAAAAGCGCGAGCAGGCGGAGGAGGCGCCGGCGGACAGTGGCAAGTGCCAGGGTGTAACCGCCAAGAAAGAGCCCTGCAAGTTTTCTGCACTCAAGGGCGAGTGCTTTTGCAAGCGGCATTTGGGTGGCGGCGCTGCGCGCGACAAGAGTGAGAATTCTGCACCCGTAAAGCCGGTGAAGGAGGCTGAGCCGGTCCACAACCACGCACTAGACACCCTCGTGCACACAGACTGCGCGCTTTGCCAGTCGCATGGCAACCCGCTCGCGAACGAAGATTTTGACTGCGAGGTCGTCAAGGCCTGAAGTGCCTCACCAACTCCCCGAACCCTATATGCTTGAGTTTAATAAAAGTAACCATCCATAACCCTATGAGCATCGTCCATAAGAATAGGTTCTCTTCCCTTTGCGTCCTAAATTTATAGACCGGCCCGACAATTTTACCAAAGAACGTCTCATCGTCGCACGTCTTGCCTGTTACGAGCTTTTCCATCTCCGTAAGAGCGCAAACCGTTTGATTTGTGAGCCAGTGTAGCATTATGAAAGGAACTATGACGAGATGGAGACTGAGTAAATATTCACTTGAACTAAATGGAGCTCCAATTATGAATAAGACGAGTAGAAAATGCAATGCTCTAATAATTGTAGCGAGCATATCTACTCTTAAGGGGCGAAAAAAAGGTTGTGTGCGCGGCTCGAGACGGTGAAGGAGGTAAGGGTAAACAACAAAATGTTTAAGCGCCCTACCATCCGTGTCCGCCGTGCCAGCACCGCCACCCCCAAGCCGGTCCCTCAGGGGTTTCCGAGTATTGTGGGTCGGCTTGCCGGGGAGCTGCGCAGCAAAGAGATCCTGCCGCCGCGCAGCTCGCCGTGGGTTCCTTCTGTAGACTACGAGTTTCTGGCTACGCAGCTGCCGCCCTCTGAGCGCGAGGCTTACATTCAGAAATCACTCGACTGGTTTGCCGAGCACGCTCCTGCCGTCGCCGAAGACGCCACCCCTCGGTCGCCACATGACGACCAGCATATTTTGGAGGCTCTTGCAAAGTACGCGCGAACGCACAGCACACCTGGGCGTCCGCCACCCAAGGACATGGCCGCCGCCATGCGCGCCGCCGGCTACTCAGAGCTGCGCGTCACCAAGTACCTCCAGTGGTGCCAGAACATGGAGGACACTGCAGAGGAGCGCCAAGAGGCTCTTGACAAGATCTTTGCCAAGTACCCGTCGGCGTCAAAGCCCGACCCCAAGCCCAAGGTCAAGAAGGTTATTAAAGCTGTGGTGAAAAGGATGACTAATGAGTAAGCCCAATAGAGTGGCGTGGGCAGACATGACTGATGACCCTGAACCAGAGACTGAAGATGTTGTAATTTCAAAGAGAGGAATTAAAGTTAAAATCAAACCCGTACCCAAGTCCCCAGCGCCTGATAAAAAAAAGCCGCCCTCAAATAGTAACGAGAATGACGTGTAGCGTATGCTGTGACACTTACAACCTGTCCAGTCGAAAAAAGATAAATTGTCCATATTGTCCGTACGATGTATGCGCGTCATGCAGTGAGCGTTATCTTTTGAGTTCTATCGAACACCCTCACTGTATGAATTGTAAGAAGGAATGGTCGCGTGATATTTTACTTTCTAATTTCACAAAGAAATTCGTAACCAAAGACTATAAATTGCATCGCGAAAATGTCTTGTTCGAAAAGGAGCGCAGCCTCCTGCCGGAGACACAGCCCCATGTCGAGCGTGAAAAGAAACTTCGTAGATATACTGATATAATTAATGATCTCAAAACGAAGATGGTGCGAATTAATGTAGATATCAATCGCATCGCCCTCGACCCTGAAGTACCAAGTTCTATTATGCGTAGTCAAAACGCAATTGAAAAGCGAAAAGAACTGGCGTGTCTAGAGGTTGAAGTGAGACACTACGAACTTTGTCACTCTATAACACTTAATAGGCAGGTTGATACCAAAAAGGCGTTTGTTCGAGCGTGCCCGGCTGACGGCTGTCGCGGTTTTCTGTCCACTGCATGGAAGTGTGGACTGTGTGAAAAGTGGTCGTGTCCGGACTGCCACGAGGTCAAGGGCTTGGACAAAACTGCACCTCATACTTGCAAACCGGAGTGCATCGAGACTGCGCGTATGCTCGCAAAAGACAGCAAGACGTGTCCCAAATGTGCTGCTTTGATTTTCAAAATAGACGGATGTGATCAGATGTTTTGTACTCAGTGCACGACTGCATTTAGTTGGCGTACAGGTAAGATAGAGGCTGGACGAATTCACAACCCGCATTACTATCAGTATCTGCAAGCTCACGGGCAGCTTCGCCGCGAGCCGGGGGATGTACCGTGTGGAGGTATGCCTAATACTGTAGTAATAAGTCGTCTTCAATTTTGCCCCAACCCTGTGTACTCAAAGGAAGAGGTTGGCGTATTGGCTCTAGTGCATCGGTTGCATGGGCACAACGAGTTTGTGATCCTTCCGCGGTTTGCAGATAATATTGATGATAATAGGGATCTCAGAATTAGGTACATGATTGGAGATTTTGATGATGAGAATTTTAAGAGGAGACTTCAGCAACGGGAAAAGGCTCGGGAAAAGAAGCGGGACGTTCGCTCGGTAATTGAGATGTATCAGGCAGTTGTACTAGATATTTTCCAGAAAATCGCCAACGATACTCGGACCAATTACATGGCTGAATTATATGCGATTAGATCTCATGTGAATGAAATGTTTGAAATGACATCAAAGACATGGGGGTGTTCAAAACATGTGATCCATACAAACTGGCACTTCTCGTGACAAAAAGTAGGATGTGTGTACGGGTCCAGCCTCGGATGGACTGATAAACTACAGAAAAACAGACATGGCCGCCCCTCAGTTCCTCACCTGTGTTAACGCCCTCAACGCCGAGCTGGCACTGGAGAACCGCGTCCACGTCAACCCGGCGGACGCGCGCACTCCATATGTGACCATCGGTAACTTTGTGTACCGGGCGGTCCCTCACCCCGGCGTTGAGCGCAACCACATCGCAATGAACGCTATTCAGCGGCGCATGGCTCGTGCCTTCGCGGGCACCACAGTCGAGGTCTTTGACTTTTACGTGCCTGTTTCCCGGGACTTTAGTATCCCGGCGGTAACCATCGAGGCGCAGTATGTGAAGACACTTCCAGTAAAAGATGCGGTCGACCTTACTCACCTCGCCAACTCGGTCCGCGCGGCCCTTATGGGTGACGTGTTGACTTTTGGCCAGTCCATCGTGATCAAGCACAACGACACTAACATTCTGCTGTGGGTGAAGAGCAACGTGCGCGGGATCGTCACCGACAACACTGAGATTGGGATTGACTGGCGCGCGGATAACGTGTAATGCTTAAAAATATCTTCCTTATAATATATGTCCGCGTCTGCAGGCAGGCCTCCCCGGCGTGCAGCGCCTATTCGGGGGCAATTCGTTTCACCTAACGGTAGAAGGAGAGCCGTTGGTGGTCGTCAAAATTTGGTTACGCGTGCGGAATTAGAGGCGGCGCCATCTACTAACTCTGAACAGGAATTCTACAACACATCTCAAAATGTCAACCCTAGTAACTCCAACTCTAACACAGAATATTCCAATGCGCCCACCATAGGCTCCAACGAAAACCCTTTACTAAGACTTAGTAATAATAGACAATATGAGTACGCATCCAAGTGGTTCATAGATCAGGCAAGGAAAAACCCTTCATCAGTTGATCAGCAATTCAAGAAATTCCAAACTAAATCTGGAAATACTAAAACAGTCCCGAATAAATATAATTGGTCCAGGGCTCCGAGTGGATGGAAAAATGCTAATCTATCACACCGAAGAAGAATAATTGATGCTTGGAGGTTGGCGGGTGCACCTAACATTTCACTGTGGGCTACTCTAAAGACTTTAGCAACAGAGGGACGGAGTAAAGCTAGTACGGCGATGAAAGTTGTTGGTGGAGCCGCCGGTGGAGCGCTTGGTGTAGGTGCCCTTACAGCCTATAGACCTGATATTCTATGGAACGCAAAAGGCACTATAAACGGATACAAAAATTCGAATTATTTGAAATTAATTATGCATGTGTCACGTATCGTCGGTCCCGATGTTATTGGTGACATAGCGAAGAAATTGCGAGGTTCAAATATAGGACCAGTTCTTACCAATTTTACACGCAACCTGAATGCATATGCTTCAAATACTACAAATAAAGAAAAGAAAAACGCGTTCAATTCGTCTATTTACAGACTTATTGCCTCTCTGTTAGGATACACAAACGCAAATTCACCAGCTCAGGTTAAAAATCTAGTAAACATCGCCAAAAAGCTTCATACTATCGCCATGAATAATTCAGCTATTAATTCAAATACCCAAACCAGACTGGGCACTAACTTTGTAAAAAACCTGAGAGAGCTTATTCTGAAATTTATGAAGCGTCCAGGTAAACCCAAGCCCAACGGCACACTGGGACCAAACCGCCTCAAGCCAGCCAAGAACGCAATGACTAAAGCCGCTATACGTAATGCAGCATTCATTGGGGCAAAGGCGACAAGTATGGGTAATGCAAACGCCAATCTTATTCGTGAGCTTTCTAATCTAGTCTATAGGGAGTATCAGGATCCACGCTATTCCGGTGTGATAGGGAATATGTTGAGATCTCTGTCGGCCGGGGGTAGAGCGACGCTCCTGGGTGCAAAACTCGGGTACCCCGCGACCGGGAGGGCTGCTGGAGCTTTAATAGCACCTACTCCTTTCAGGTTATCTGCAGCGGCACGCAATATTTTACCCCCAAATACTCTAAGTAAAATTTCAGCCGGTGCGAAGAATGTGGCACGGGCGGGGGCTAGAGGCCTTGTACAGGCTAATATCAGTTCACGTCAATCTATTGCGGCAGAACGTAATAATTGGTTAACCAAATTCGGTGGTCCCAATAAGAAGATTGTCACGTATTTTAACAAAGTTAAGAGTGGTGCGAACGTCAAGCAGGTTGCAAGCAATATGTTACAGAACGAAAACTTCAAAAATAGACGCTTCACTAATACAGGAAGTGCTTTTGAGGGCCCTAGAATTTTCAATATCCTGACCAACAAAGAGCAGGCACTCATTAATGAGTTTATCAAAATGAAGGCTCGGAGATCATGGTTGAACAAACACGACCCGAATAGGCAACTTAATAGATATTTCAAGATGGTTGCAGAGGGCAAGAACGCGCGAGCGGTTGCAGGAGCCATGAAAGCGGGGGGTGTTTTTATGAATAAACGGAACTGGGAAACGCGTGGCAGTGGTTTAGAACCAAGGGAAATTCAACTTCTTAATTCATTCCAGAATTTAAAGAATGCACCGAGGGCCCCTCTAACACAGGAAAATATGTATAGACAGCAGTTAAATGCATATGCTTTAATGTAGACACTTAAGGTTGTATAGCGTTTAATAAGTAAATGATTAGTGCACGAACTTTGAACCAGCGTCGTTATCTAGAACTCCTGTCGTCCCATGCACCCGTCATCGTAGGAACTGGCCCAGCAGGTACAGGTAAGACCCTCCTCGCGTGTCAGGTTGGATCAAAAGCATTAGTAACCGGACAGGTTCAGCGACTTGTTTTGACCCGCCCCGCCGTCAGTGTCGATGAGCAGCATGGATTTCTTCCGGGAAATTTGAACAAGAAAATGGAGCCATGGACCCGCCCTATGTTCGATGCTCTGTACCGGTATTTTCCAGTCAAGAAGGTTAATGAGATGATTGAGAACCAGAAAATTGAGGTGTGCCCTTTGGCTTATATGCGTGGTCGTACGTTTGATAACGCATGGATCATCGGTGACGAAATGCAGAATTCTACACCAAGTCAGATGAAGATGTTGATGACGCGTATCGGGGAAGGGTCGAAAATGGTGATTGCCGGAGATGGCGATCAGCACGATCGGGGGTACGAGGTCAATGGTCTAGCTGATTTAATTAATCGAATTGATCCGGAATCTGATAGTATTAAGCACCTCATGTTTACTGATGATGACGTGGTTCGTGCCGAGGTTATCAAGGAAATTCTGTGGATGTACCAAAATTAGACCCTCACAGAAGGCAAAAATTCGGAAGTGTGTCCGGGTCAAGTCCGGCAGGGACCAGAAGAGTATCCAAAAACGGACAGAGGCCCACTACCCCCATGGCTCAGGTGTTTGCTCAGGCAGTGGAGTGCTTGGTGCGCGAGCGTGACAACCAGTTCCTGCAGCGCATTGCAGTG